GGGGCGGCAGCCCCCAACGGGGGTCTTAGGGGGCGGCAGCCCCCAATGGGGGTCTTAGGGGGCGGCAGCCCCCAATGGGGGTCTTAGGGGGCGGCAGCCCCCAACGGGGGTCTTAGGGGGCGGAGCCCCTAAACAGCTTCGACATATTAATCGCCTCCAAATTATGTATGACCGGCATAAACAACCTCATCATAATCTCATCATCACGGAATCGAATCGTATACTCCTGTTGCACCTTATTACGCCCAATACGCCCCATAGCCTGAATAATCTTCTGCTGTGTCATATGCGTCAAATCCTTCCCAATAAATCCATGACAGAATGAATAGTTTGTTCCATAAATATAATCCGACGACGCGATAATCAAGAACAGTCGCTGTTCGTAAGCGAGACGCTTCATAATCTCCATATACTGTGTGTTCGGGTTCGTTGCAAACATACCGATTCCCAACAACAACAGGATTTTCATCGAGTTGTCCACGTCAAGCTCCATGATTTCTTTGACTGTTGATTCCTCGATGCGTGGCATGAACGCGTTGTCGACCGGCGTGCTTGTCCACACCTTCTGGTGTTCTTTCGAATTTGGGATATATTTCGCTTCCAAATTCGCACTCTGAATCTGCTGCCTGAGTTTATCTAGGGCGCTGACTATCTTACTAATCTCGGGGTCGAACTTCTCGCGCCGCGCATTCTTCTTATCCGTGTCCTTTTCTTCCGTCGTATCCTTACTCGTCCCCAGCTTGTCATCCAGTATCTGTTGCTGCTTCGTGATTTTCTCCTGCAAATCGTTATTTACATCGAGCCTCTTCATGATGCTATCAAACACGGACGCAGGAATACTCGAGTTCTGGATATAGAACTTCCCGATTTTCTCCACATCGTCCGCCAAGAATATCGTGGGACCATCGGTGAGCGTGCACGCATCACTCGTGGTCAATTTGATTCCCCCAGCCTTCTCGAACTTCGGCTCTTGGGTCTTCGTCAGCTCGGTATACGCGTCTGCCCAACGGTCTGCATCTAGATGCTTCAGTGACTCTAAATAATACAGCTTGAGTGTATTCATCGTAATGTCCGAAATGCTCGTGAAATATGCATCAATATTATAATCGGCGTCCAGCATACCCTGTTTATTCACATATTTAATATACCGTATAATCTCCGAAAGGTCGAAATACCGCAACAGTGTCCGATTCGTCTCACAGTGACGGACACACTTCAACAACTCCCTATAATCCCCATATAACAAGTGTGGTAATACACACATTCCATCCTTATTCAGAACGGCAATCGTCTTCTTGAAATCATAACTATTAATCGTATGGATGTCCGCGCAATCGAATTTCATACGGAAATCACAAATCGTCTCCATAATATCCGTTTCCTGGGGTAACGTCGCACACGACAACACCATCTTCGAAATCTTGTTTTCATTCCAGTTCTGGTGAATCTTCGCATGGAGCTCGTGCTCTTCATAGTCCATAGTAATCGTCGGTTCGTCCCAATAGGTCACGATGTTTTCCTCCTCGTTGAATGCCAACATATAATGCATCGCGGTCAAGTAGGACTGGACGTCGCAAATCATAATCTCGACTTTGGTGCCGATGCTGTTGTCCACCTTCCAAATCCCGCCCGTCCTCGTATTCTTCGTGTGATTCGCCGATGCGAAGAAGTGGAGACGGATATCGGACGCGGTCTCGCAGCCGAACGCAAACGCAATCTTCTTGTTCATACTGATGGCCGACTTCGCCAACGCCAGACCGACATGGCGCGACACACAGATGAAGATGACGCGGAAATTCTCCGAAAGACCGATGGGCGACAGGGTCTTTCCCGTTCCCGTGGGCGCAATATAGAGGACCAGCTTCGGAGTGGTCGGCTTCTGCTTGAAAATGGTGAACAGCTGCTTCTGATGTTGGAAGAGGGTCGCATCCTCGTATTTCAGGAGTGTGGGGTTCTTCTCAATGAACTCGTATGCGCGATGAATAACACTGGCAATCGACGTCATGTCATTCGCAATCTTGATGACGTGGTCCACGAACTCTGTGACATACTTACTGACGTTCGGAATCGTGCATTTCTTGAGCTGAATCGCCGTGTAGAGTGCCAGAGCGTATTTGGACGTCTTGTTTACGATGGACTTCAGGATGGACCGTGCCAAATCCAAAATCACGTATTCGAAAATGATTTCGCGCTTGGACTCGATAGTGGCGTCCATGTTCTGGAGGCGAATGACATCGACCTTCTTGGGTTGTTTTATCTGAACTAGCGACGGGACGTATGTTACGAGTCCGTCGCCGTATTTTTTTATTGTGGATTTGACATCCTTCTCGAAATATTGTGTGTATAAATAGGCCTCGTTCTCCGGGCTTACTTCGATTTTCACGAGCTGAAACATCGATTGGTTGACATTGGATTTGATATTCACGTCGCTGAATCCGTCCTTGATGAGTTGGAGAACACGCATTTCGTCGTCCGACACAGGGACTTCGGTGTTGTTCCATTCGGTTTTGGTGAGTTTGGTTTGTTTGAGATCCATTATAGATGTATTTGATTTATAATGGATTCGGTATGATGCATTTCAATTTTTCATTTTTCAGAGTATTTGTAGAATACTCGTCATTCAATTGAGCGCGTTTTGTTTTTATTTTTGAGTTTTAGTCATAGTTCTTATAACCTCACCCTCCTTTCGCTTTAGACCTCTTTTTCATAGTTTTGCTCTGCTTCTGCTTCTGTTGCTTCCCACCGAATGTGCGCTTGGCGGTTCGGAGAACCTTCTTCAACAACTTCGAGAACATTGTTTTTATACAATATGATGATATAAAAATAATGGATGTATGATAAATAGACGAATGTTTTTATTTCAATCGCCGCCTAAACGATTGATTGGTTTTGAAGATATTAAAATTGCAATACGGAATAGTGGGCGATATCTTTTGATAAATACACTACCGAGTGGAGAGCAAGATATTCTGATTCATGGAACGATTCCTATGGACCGCGAAGAAACCGTGATTAATTCGCAGTTGAACGATTATAATACGCCGGACTTGCCTGTCATCATATATGGCCGAAATTCTTGTGATATCTCGGTGGACCAGAAACAAACGCAGTTGCGTGCGCTGGGCGTGGTCGATGTGTATATTTATGCGGGCGGGTTGTTCGAGTGGCTTCTGTTACAGGATTTGTATGGCGTGGGCGAATTCCCTACGACTAACAAGGGCGCGGTGGATTTATTGAAGTATAGGGCGAAGAGTAGTTTTAAGGATTAGGAACGGAAACTATGGGTTTACTTGCTCTACCGCCGCTGGCGCTGTATGTAATTTACATAATGCTTCAGCGAACGCCCTTTTAGTTCCATTTTTATCTTTTCCATCAAGTTGTATCTCTCCATTAGGACTTTTAAAAATGTTGTCTATTGTAAAAATACCTTGGTTTGGACTATCCTTATAAACTTCGCAAAAAACTTTGTCACCTATTTTAAAACGCGATTCAATTGGTTCCGGCTCACCAGACTTCTCCTCTGACGCCGGAACAGACTCCTCCACAGCCACTGGTCCTACAGGCTCACCAGACTTCTCCTCTGACGCCGGAACAGACTCCTCCACAGCCGCTGGTCCTGCAGGCTCACCAGACTTCTCCTCTGACGCCGGAACAGACTCCTCCACAGCCGCTGGTCCTGCAGGCTCACCAGACTTCTCCTGAGACACCGTCTCTGACACCGTAGATAAAGATTTTGCATCTAGCTTTTCTTTAACCGCTGTATCTAGCAGAATTATTGCTTCGCTGAATTCATCATCATTCGTTGCTATAACGTGTTTCGTATCATCTGACCCATCTGCAAATGAATACCAAAATGTAAGTTTTTCAGTATCCGCTTCAAGATGTAACTTACATCCTTTCTTTGTGGCCACTAACAGAGGTATTTTGTTTTTAGTACTTTCGATAACTGGTTGCTCTCCAGATTGCTTTACCTCTCCCACAACCCGTTCCTCTGCTGAACCATCCGGGGTTACTCCTCCTCTAGCCTTCTTGTTTTTAAATGTATGTCCCTTGTTCCTTTTATTCTTATTCTTAATCTGTTTCTTCCGACTTTGCATATATATTCACAAAAGAAATAATATGTGTCTTTACTTCGAATAATGCCGGGTCTCTATCAAATCGCGAAATCCAAAACCTATATTTGTCGTCGAAAATGTCGAATCCAATGCAGAATTCTATCGCGAACTTCTCAAACACGAATGGCTGGCTATATCTCAATGGCGCATATGTAGTTTTATCTAAAACAACCAACATGTGGAAATATCTTCTCACTTTCGCATCTTCGCTAAAATGCGTGACTCCTATTAATTCCCCATTATGTTCGATAAATTGTGTCGACCCCTTCATCCTATCGAAAAATGGCAACCGCGTAGTTTCCGCGTGTGTCTGGATGATTGTAAGTTTTTGCTGGTTCTCATCAATTTCGCCGATTTCGAGTGGCGCCCACTTATACACGAACAGTTCGCGCTCCCCCGGTAGTGGTACCCAATTCTTCTCGCAATAGGTATCCGTCGGTGGTGCAATTATATGCGAATCCGAATACGCTCTACGTTTATAGTCGTAGTTTCCAACCACCATACGATTTCCGCCCGTCGTATGATACCCGACCGATGTTGCAATATAGCGCGCCTTCCCATTCCGTTCATATAAGCGGATGTCCTCGACGCCTCGTGAATACATCGGGTATCTCGGTAAATCGATGGTATTTTCATTCATTTCCTCGTAATCGGCGGGTATCGACGTCCCATTCTCGAAGACCAGGCGCGAGCAAAAATTCTTGTTTTGTATCACACGAGAACCATCATAGAATAAATACGACCCATCTCCATTGAAAAAATAGTTCACATATCGTGTATTCAATATGTGTTCTCCGTTTATCTTTAAATATGATGCCGAGCTGGGATGGAATAGCGAGACCGCTGGGTAGTCGTAGTGAGTGATTTCGCATGCGTTAGATGAAGCGAGAACCATGGCCAAGTTGGCGCACGGTAGATTCGTGATGATACTATCGTTATGGTCGGCCTTATACCATGTGGGTTTCCAACTACTATTTACTTCGAGCCATGCCCAGAAATTGACCTCCCATGTCAGTTTATTGTATTTCTGTAGGAAGGTCTCGAAATTCTGTCTATATAAGCTATCGAATTTCAGTAGGGAGTTTGCATCGCCGATAAAAAACCCACCACAAAACCGCCAGAAGATACATTCCGTTACATGTGCGATATGCACATTATCGTATGGAGTCCAGCAACCTGGAATCATCATGCATTGGTCAGGGAGCTTATATAAATCGAGCTCTTTTAGGAAACGCAGGGTTCTCTCTTTTTCTCCATTTTTGAAAATATACGAGACATTGAAATCAATCCATGCGAAGTGTGTCGAGTCCCATGGATTACGCTCGATGGCGTCGGCCACAAACTCGGTTTTTGCATTCATCAAGCACATATATTTCTTGGTGTCCTTCTCGATACTACGCTGTTGTGGGAGTTCAAATTCCTTGTTTTCGCAGAGGCGCTCGATGTGAGAGGTGAGCATTTCGATAACAATAACGTTATCATATTCCCTAGGAATCATCGCCAATAGCTCAGGATTTACATAAACACATAGTTTGATTCCGGTGCTAGCAATCTCTCGGAAGCGCTCAATACGCCACTCCAACGTTTTGTTTGTGTCGTAATCCTTTTCATAAATATGGAAAAAACACGAAACGAATGTTATACACATTTCTATCCTTACTAACGCATCTTAGTTTTATATTACAAAATTGATTGATTGATTATTTTGCATTGGATTAAGCACAAACCAAACACTAAAACAACCTACGATGGCATCCCTCATTATGGCTTACGACACGGAGACCAGCGGTCTCATTCCCAAGATTGACCGGTCGAGCGGTCTACCGTTTCCCTCTATCAATGACTACCCCTTTATTCTGCAGCTGAGTTTTGTCGTTTATGATGTCAACAAGAAGTGTATTGTTCAGAAATACAACGAATACATTCGGATTGCCGATGATGTGGTGATTCCACCCAAGGCGAGCGAGATTAATGGTATTACCAAGCAGATTTGTAATTTGCGTGGCATTCCGATTGAGCGCGCTCTCGCCGATTTCCACGAGGCATATATGTCGGTTGACCGTGTTGTTGCGCATAATATCGCGTTCGACCGGAAGATGATTGAAATCGAAGTTCTGCGTAATATGCATTTGCTACGCAGGATTCCGACGATTACGATGATGTTCAATGACACTTTCAATGATGTGAACAACATTGAAACTGTCTGCACGATGAATAGGGGGAAGGATATTTGCAACCTCTATATTACTAATGAGAAAGGTGGTAGGTGGAAGAAATCGCCGAAGCTTTCCGAATTGCACTTTCGGTTGTTCGATTATGTGCCGATGGATTTGCACGACGCGCTGGTCGATACGATGGCGTGCATGCGATGTTATTTGAAGCTTACGTTAGGCATTGATATGCCGCTAGAGAACGTCTAAACATCGCACGTAACATAATTTGATGTTGGTCCTAAGAAAATAGTATTATCATCGTCCAGTGATATGTGCGGAACGGGGTTTGACTTTTTAAATGGCCAACAACAACAATGGAAAAATGAGAATGATCGCATGTATAATACGCAAATAAATTATTTTTTATTCCATAGCAGATATAAACATGTAGCTGGTATATAAATTGGGAACACAGCTGCTTTCATTAAACCTATGCCAGTGCTTACTGCCATATTAGCAATGTTGCGCATAAACGGCTTTTTCGTATTTTTTGAAACGTCATCCATAGCATTAATATAGCCACATACGTATACCTCGGTGCATACGGTTACCACGGCCATTTTCTGTGCATATTTCTTATAGATGCTGGCGGCGATTATCCAGGATGATATGGACATTATTATTGTATTTAAAATAAAAACAATAATAACAGAAATCAATTTTTTAACGAGTTTGATAATACTCGTATGCCAATAATAGCGGAACACTGACTGGGTATGTAATTCCAATACAACTACCTATAACAGCACAAAATGCGATATCTAACGCGAATGGAATGAATGGTGGGGTGTGATTTTTATATATCCAATCTGTTGCTCCCGCGCTGTATCCACCTGAATACATCGATATAATTGTCGCGCCCGTGGTGACGGGTTTCACCGTTTTCATATAGAATGTGCGCGCGGCGTTCATTTTAATTGTTTATCAATTAATTCTAATTGTTCTACTATCAATTTTCTTTTTTCTTCGTCTGTTTGCATTGCCAATAGCTTTTCTAATCCGGCCTTTTTGGTTTGTAACTGTTCAACAGATTGCACCGGTCTCGCCGATGGCATCTCGATTGTCTCTTTACCTAGTAGTGTGCGTATCTTATTCAGATTCCTTGTGAAATGTTGAATATTAAATAACGACTTGTCGCTTTGGTCACCGGCGGCCCATTGTTGTTTGAATTTTTCCAAAAATGCCGCCTTTTCCCTCTCTTGGTCTTCTAGCGAAGGGAATCTATAGTGTAATTTGTATTTTTCGTCTTCGACTGCGGTTTCTTGTAACTCGTCGGTATAATAATCATGCGTAATTTGACTAAACCCTAAATCGGATATGGCTGTAATTCCGCCGTCTGGGTTTTTATATGACAGTTTTACCACTTTAGCGCCGATTGTTTCGACAGTATCATCCGGTGTTTCAGGTTTTGGTTGGAGTATTGATAGTTTATCTTCTCCGATGTGTTTTTGTATTAGTTTAAATATGTCAGTTGCCAATTCTTTGCGTTCCTCTCTTGATTCCGGTGTTTCAACTCCATTACGAAGTTGTAGAGTTCCGTCGACATCTAGAGTTTCGAATAATTTATTATCCAATACTGAAACGCCGGGGCGTTTTGGCTTTAACCTTGCTAATATATCCGGGCGTTCTTTTGCTGCCAATAACATGGCTCGTGTGCCTTTCAGAACCAGCATAAATTTATAGTTCAAATCTTCTAGTATTTGTGATACACGGCCCAATATGAAAAAACATTTGCATAAATTGACTTGTAATAGTTTGTCTGCCTGTTTGTCTGTTTCTTTGTCGATATAAAAAACGTCTTTGACTAAAATGCATGTATTTTCGGTAGTTTCTAGCTCCCTATCGAGTAGTTGTAATGCGTTCTCTAATTCTTGTTTTTGTTTTAATTCTGCCTCGTGTTTATTTTTTAATTCGAGTTTCAATGCTTGCTTTGCCTGTCTAGCAGGTGTTTTTTGTATTATTTTTTTAGTGACAGGTAGAACCTCATCTGATTTGGGAGCGGGAGGTGGTAGTTCACTCGCGGCTAGTGATTGAGATTCAGAGTTGGGAGGTAGAACCTCATCTGGTTTGGGAGCAGGAGGTAGAGCAGCCAAAGATTGAGATGGAGACAGAGACGGAGACTTGGTAGTAGGCGGTGGTTCGCTTGACTTCGGAGTTTCCGGGATAGGAGGAAGCTGTGATATTGCCTTTTTTTGTAGTTTGGCCGATTTTTTTCTCGCAGTTTTAGTTTTTTTAGCTTCTTCTTTTTCCTTTTTTTTAGCTTCTTCCTCTTCCTTTTTTGCAGCATCTTCTTTTTTCTTTTTTTCAGCATCTGCTGCATATGATTGATACATCGCACTCTTCTTCTTTTGTTGTGCTGCTTTCTCCCTCTCTTCTTCTTGTTGTCTTCGCGATACTGCTGCAGCTAACCTTGTGGTATTAAATGGGGCGCTTTTATTAGTCGAAGTACCAGTCCCCCCTCCGCGTTTCCGTTTTGTCCGTCTAAAGTTTGATTTCCGATTATTACGCGTTTTTGTCATAATTTATAGTATAATGATATAAAAATATACACATATTATAGTTATATGCCGCGAACCATTTTATACCGTTTGAATGTCAACTTCCTGCACAAGCTCGAGACGTTCGCACAGAGTCATAGCAATGAGCAAGTTATACTAGAGGTATTTGACCGCATGGAGCGTAAGGCGGAATATGAGAAAAAGAAGAAGGAGTATGCCGAACTTAATGGTCGCTATAAGGAAATGAAGCAGACATTGGAGAAGATGAATGCGGAGTTCGACATGCTTCATTCGGAGAGGCTATGTGCTTATTATGATTTGAAGAATATGAAACGATGACTTTTTTGTATTGTATGCATTATAAAATGAATACCATATTTATTTATTTCTTTTGATTCCTTTTTTTCGTTTTGTTCTTTTTTGTTTTTGGTTTACGACGCTTCGATTTCCCACCATGTTTAGGTCTTTTTCCGTCTCCTTTAAATTTTTTATACATATCAGAAATATCTTGGTTTGGAGCTGAATTCATAATATTATCTAATTCGCGGGTGCTCGGCGGTGGCTTTGGCATAACTGAGTAAAAGCCATCTAAATAACCACTATTATACATAGCGTTTCCAGCTGGAATTTTTGCAATCCCATCGTTTTTTGCATCGCGTACTCCATCATCAAACCCAATTATATAGTCTTTATGCAGACCATCTGTAACTAGATCAGCAGCTCTCTTTCTTTTACCAATCTCAAGCCCCGCGACGTATCCTGAAATTGACGAACCCTCTTGTCGTCTTATGTTACTCTCACCATCTTCGACTCCGTCCAAAAAACCTAATTTAGATTCTTCGCTCATTATATAAATATACGCACATTTATTTTTCTAAATACTTGGGTATAAAACACCACTATTTATCTACCATGGTTTCCTTCGCGAGTGCATGGATGACTTTCGGATAGTAGACCTCACGGTCACTCCCAGCTAGCGACTGCCTTTGCATATCCAAGCATCGCTTGGAGAACTCGGAATCCATATCCTGGTAATCTGGGTTCTCCTGTTTCCATTCCGTCAGTTTTCCCATACTTTTATACGACACTGTTTGTATTGCCTTTTGTAACTTGGAATCATCGACCTCTTTCGTCCACTTGTCTTCATCTTTAATATACATGGTCTCGCGTTTCACGTCAGTGCAATGAATCGGCCGCTCGCTAATGTCGAGTTGTTTCAAGTTGTCCATGAATATCTTGGAAATGCCCTGCACGAAGCCGAGTTGTGCATTGTTCTCTAGGTCTTGATAGGAAATCTTGATATTATTTACGAACTCAGTGAAGTTGAACGCATCCTTACACTGCTCGTTCAAGAAGAGATTGATATTGAATTTGTTATTATTACTGTTATTAGTGTTTATAGTGTTTATAGTGTTATTAATTGGTCTGCACGTCTCGAGTGCTTTGTTGAGGACATTCGCGTTTTGGACAATCGAGTTGTTCATATTTTCAGCATATAATTTGGCTTGTTCTATAATTAAATTGCGTAATTCCTGATTTTCCTTCATTAAAATTTCGGTGGAAATATTTTGGGCGGAAATATTTGCGCCCTCGGGCGTTTTTATATGTTTTTGTGTTTTTTTATGACGATTAAAAATAGATAGATGAGAGCATGTTACATCACACTTTTCACAATAAAATTTAGAGGGCGGAAAAATTTGTTGGGATTTGTTGGCGTGTTTTTTGGTTAAAATATGGTCATTCCATCGACACAATTTGTTAGCACTAAAGTCACATTTTTCACAGTAAAAAACAGGTTTTTCCATTATGGTCTTTGTTTGTCTAAATGATCCTGACAAATTTTTCCGCCCAGTTTTACGAATTTACAAAAAATATTATGCTAACAAAAAAATCAATAAAAAATAGAAATCAAAGCATCATGCTAACAACGTGTTTTTTCGAGAATTTTGAAGTCTGTATATTTATTTTTGGACATTTTATAAATGTCCAATTTTCAAAACAACCTATTAATAATGTACCCGTTCCCAACAATTCCAACACTTATTGGTTTTCCTACTTAAAGAATGACATAGCTGCAAAGTTCGTTTATGTTAGCGATAAATCGTATTTGTTGATACTATACAATGTTTGAAAAACTACATATTATTAAAGAGAAAGGCTATTATCCGGATGCGGTATTAGATATTGGTGCTCATCATGGACATTGGACGTATGTTATGAAACAGATTTATGGTGATTCCAAATACTATTTGTTCGAAGCAATTGATTATTTAGAATTGACGCGATATAATGGAGATGATAATGTGAAAGTATTTAACGTCTTACTGAATGATAAAATCGACCAAGTCAATTGGTATCAGATGAAGAATACAGGGGATTCCATTTTTAGAGAGAAAACCTTCCATTTTAAGGACTGTGAAGTTATCAAACGCGACACGATTGATTTGAATACTTTCATTGCACAAAATGGACTGTTACAACAAGCCAAAAACATACTGATTAAAATCGATTGTCAAGGAGCAGAGATACCCATATTGAAAGGCGCAACTTCGATTTTAGAAAGGACCGATTTTATAATTTTGGAAATTCCTCTGTTTGGACAATATAATGAAGGTGTCCCGACATTTTTAGAACACATAAAATATATGGATTCGATTGGGTTCGTCGTATACGATATAATAGACAATCATTATATCAATATGTTTAATATGCAAGTCGATGTATTATTTATAAATAAACATCATGAGTTTAATACTATTGTCAATAAGTCGTTAGTATAATTTATTTGTCTACCATAGTTTCCTTCGCGAGAGCATGGATGACTTTTGGATAGTAGACCTCACGCTCGCTTCCTGCGAGTGATTGTCTTTGCATATCCAAGCATCGCTTGGAAAACTCGGAATCTGCATCCTGGTAATCTGGGTTCTCCTGTTTCCATTCCATCAGTTTACCCATGCTTTTATAAGACACCGTTTGAATTGCCTTCTGTAACTTGGAATCGTCGACTTCTTTCGTCCACTTGTCTTCGTCTTTAATATACATGGTTTCCCGTTTCACGTCAGTACAATGAATCGGTCTCTCGCTAATATCGAGTTGTTTCAGATTATCCATGAATATCTTAGAAATGCCCTGAACAAAACCGAGCTGTGCATTGTTCTCCAGATCTTGATAGGAAATTTTGATATTATTTACAAACTCAGTGAAGTTAAATGCATCTTTACACTGTTCGTTCAAGAAGAGATTGATATTGAATTTGTTGTTATTGTTTATGGTATTATTGCTGATGGTCATATTACCAGGTTTTGAAAGTTCGAGCACTTTATTCATAATTTCAGAAGTTTCTTTACGTTGTTCTAAGAGAACCCTCGAATACTCCTTTGATTGTTCCACCATAAAGGCACGTAATTCTTGGTTCTCTGCTAATATCTTATCTATCATTGTTGTAGGGTCGGTTTTTACGCATTTCTTTTTGTGTTTCCATAAACCGGTGCGGTCCTTGTATACTTTACTACAAACATCACATTTTGTAGCTACACTATTTTCACTATTTTCTGTTGCCAATGTGTTGCCAACTCGATTTTTATGTTTTATGCTCTCGCAATGTTGTTTAAAATATTGTTTCTTAACGCATTTATAGTCACATAATTTACAATCGAAATTATAGACATCATTTTCACTATTTTCACTAAACTTTGTTGCCATTTGTTGTATATTATGGCAACAGAAAATAGTGAAGAATTTTACGAATCGAAAAATAGTATGCTGTCAGACTTTTTATAAAAAAACAGAAATCAAAGCATCATGCTCACAATGCGAAAATCGACCAGAAGAGGTCCTTGCATATTTATTTTTGGACATTTTATAAATGTCCAATTTTCAAAACAACCTATTAATAATGATTCCTTCCCAAGACTTTTACGACTTATTGATTTTCCTACTTAAAGAAATGATTTACTAAACAAATTCCAATTCTTCTTGAGGAAAGCAATATTCGTAAAAACTCATGACTTCGGAACAAACGCGTTCTCTATAACATCGCTTCAACCTCGGCTGGTTTGTATAAACACAATTGACGTATCGAGAACCTACACAAACTTCGATGCGATGGTAATTATACCAAGCAATCAGTTCGTTCATTACCTCTGCGCTCGGTGTTGGTATCATTTTATTTTGTTTGTCTTTGTGTTGCGTTTTTATTTGTTTCAATCAATTTTATAACTGCATTAATATATATGAAGTTATATGCATATTACTGTTTAGCACTGCAGAATTGGTGCTCGATAGATTACAAAATACACGGTTTATGGCCTGATTATGATGCGACAAGTTACCCGAGTTATTGTGGCGAAACACCCTTCAGCTTGGAAGAATTAAAAAAATCGCCTAAATACGAAAGTATGCTCGATAACTGGTATGACTGCACATTCAATGATACTATAGCGCTCTACGAACATGAATGGTTGAAGCACGGGACATGTGTATCTATACAAACGGGGTTCTCTCAAAACGAATATTTCGAAAAAGCACTGGAATTATTCGAGCAATACAAAAACAAAGACCTCAACATAAACGGGGAAACTATGTGTTTCGACCTCGATTTCAATATGATAGATTGCAAACTAAATGTAACCACAAATAATGACCTGGTTGCACCCACTCGCATCTAAAACAATCTGAAATGGTCGTCCACAACCATATATAACGCCATCTGCCACCAGTTTATCGCATTGTGCTTTGGGCAGATGTGGGTCGATTTGCTTGAAATCGTGCTTGAAAACACCACACCTAAATATACGGCAGTTCATTTCGACAACTTCAATCGTCTGTTTGCAATCGGGATGAGGACATTCGAGTATAGTTAATTCTGACATTCCTTTTTTCGTATATATAATAAAATCCATAAGTCACTTTATAATAAAATTGATTTATTATAAGATGCAAGTATTCGAATCGCAAAAAATGAACGAACGCAACGAATACATTGCCAGTCTATTAAAGCGTAGGTTTCCGTCTTACGCATACAATACTGTAGCGATATTTACAGTTTGGCTGAATTATATTTCAAAATACTCCGACAACAAGCGACATATTCTCGCCGTAAGCAAACTGGTTGAGAATGAGTGCGCCAATTTGGAAACCATATTTAGAGAAATCGACTTAATCAGCTACATATTTTTCGACTCGTTCGTAGACAAGCCAAAGGAATCGTTGGACATCTCGCCGCTTGTAACATCAACCGAAAAATTGGGGTCGGGTTCCTACGGCACAGTATATAGTGGGAAACTGAATTCAAAACACGTGGCCATCAAGAAATTTACCTATATCGAAAAATCCAAGATAAGCAAACAGTATGAAGATTGGTGTGGGTTCATGAAGGAATATAGTATGATTAGTAAGCTTCAGGATACGGGGGTAGTCGGCAAACTATATGGTGCCGGATGGCAAGACACATCATGGGTAATGGTCCTCGAACGCCATCATATAAAGGCGTTTGATTGGAAGAATCACGATGCCAATACGAATGCGCGAACCATCAAGATAATCGAGGATATATTCGACGCAGTAAAGACTATCCATGCGGTGACAGGATACGTTCATGGTGACATTAAACCGGAGAATATCCTACTGGACATTATCGACGGAGAACCTAAAGTGCGAATGATTGATTTCGGATTATCGGAACCAGTGGGCGAATTGCTCGAGCGACACGAATATATGCAGTCGATTTATTGGCGAGCGCCGGAACTACTCCAAGCACTACCATGCGACCTAGTGCTAACAGATATATGGGCTATAGTGATTACCGCATTTGATATCATGGCCGGTAGATGCGTGATGTATGAAATCGGAGCGAAAACTGATATTAATGAGGATGATATGTTTTATATATTAATGACGAAATGCATGAACCGGACCACTATACCTGACGAATGGGTGCGATACATAAACGACAATCTGATTGATTATGCGAACGAGTTGTATGAGAAATATATAGTAGACGTGGATGTGCGCATGGGATTTCCATAAAATTGAACCGAAAACACCAACGCATTTTTTATTGATAAAAAATAAAACTAATCAAAATGCAATTCGACAAACGCTTGGGCGCACTTCTACCGGAGGATGTTGTCTACGAGATTCTCACTATCGGTGGGCACGGTAATTGGAGGTTGGGCAGAGGCACCGGAAACGGTAAGTTCATCTGGCGAATACCTGCGGATGACCCGAGATTCGCAATGTTGAATAAGATGCCAAAGATTGAAAGTGTGAAATTCTATGTGGACGTTAGTGGAAACGGATTCAATGCGATATCGTATGATTATTATGTGAATTTACCGATACGGGAAGCAAACTCGTATTTGCAGATTTTCACGGCAGAATTTATTGGACATAATATTGAACCTATAGATATGACGCGATATATGATTAAAAAGATTGACAACAATAACTCATCGGAACACGTGGTTTATTATGAGAACATCTTCTATGCCAGGGTTTGACGAATCAGATTTTCATACTGTTTTATAAATACAACAGGGTTCATCAATTCCTTGAATTTCGGTTTGATAGTCGTCTTATATTCATCGAGTTTGTCGGGGTCTTCAGATAATTTTTTTACTATATCAATATACTCGGCATTCGAATATGCAACCAATTCAGGGAATCCGGAGTTAATCAGGAGCGACGCGGTGACATTATGCGAATGATAATCCTTGTGGTATTTTGATACTATTGGTATGGAATTGTCGAGTGACTTACAAGACGTGGTCGTTCCTGAATATGGGAAGGGGTCCAACATGATATCAATCTGTGCAAATAGGTCCAAGTATCCATTCTCGGATTCCACGAACGGCACGAATATGAGGCGGTCTAGAGGGACATTCAGCTTGTCCACGTAAAACTTGCGGCGGGTATCGGTGTTCGTCTTCAAAAGAACCAGCATTTTGATTTTAGGGCAAGTCGCCATCAATTCGCGCCAGACTTCGAGTGTGGCAATCGACGTCTTCGTCTCTTTATTGAGAGAACCCACGACGATGGCATCCTTCGGGGTTTTGCGTGGTGTAATACTATAATTCGCATATACCTGCTGGAATAACAGGAAGCACTTGGGCATACGAAGCATCTTTTCACTGTAATATTGCTTGCTATAGGGATGGTCGGCGATAGAATCGGTAATCCTATAATGCATGGCGGACATCCCTGTCGTGTTCGGGAATCCCAAATACGTCATCTGCACAGGTGCCGGATTCAATGAGAATATCTCCAGCCGATTTCTCGCAGAATGTCCAGAAAGGTCGATAAGCACATCGACTTGTAGTTTGTTGATAAGCTCGGCAGATTCATTTGTATTCATATCACTGAGGTCGTGGAATTCCACATTCGGGACATGGGTCTGATACGATGTATCGCATAGGGTATTCATGGTGAAACAGAAGACCTTGAAATCGCTCGTATGGTTGTATAGTATAGGCAAAATGAAGTTGACAACTACATGGAAATTGAAATCTCCAGACACATACCCGATATGTATTTTATTCTTTTTGGGTCGGAGCGAATGATTAAATTGGCGCGTATTCCCAACCGATTTGTCGAAGGTTTCATACATCTGCTTCAGCTTCTTATGCTCGTAATACGTATAGTCGTAGGTCAAGAATAGATTATCGAAGGTGTTTTTTAGTTCGCGTCGCATTTCGAATGGAGTGCGTTCATACACTGCAATCGATTTCTCGAGATGTTCGATGGCTTTGTCATTTCGGCCGATATCATTGTATGTTACACCGACATTCGAATAACATAGGTAAAGAATATCTAGCGGGACATCTTTCGGGTCATCTACGATTTTATGGACGAGCTCAATTGACTTCTCGTAATTCCTACGTTTGGCTTCATATGCGGAGACCAAAAGACGGAAACGGCAGTCGGTCAACTTGTATAAAATCCCGTCATTATCATTGTTTATCTTTTCGATAGCGTCAAAGTTCTCCGTATCGAAGTAAATCTTCAACATGTCAATCAAATTCTGCTCGAATAGTGGTTCGAGTTCATACGATAGACGAAACCAATATAGGGCGCGTAGGGGAGTTCGGTCTTTCAACATGAATCCCATTATATAGTGTAAGTAGTGGTCCTTAGGAAAGATGAGCAACATCTTATAAAGGATTTCATCCTTCATAAATTGGCTATAATTTTCATTTTGCAGAAGTTGAATTCCCATGGTTTTGATGACTTCATCCTGTTTATTTGCTCGGTATAAACGGTCGAATGCGAAATTGAACTCTGTAAGAGGCGACATATACGGTGTTAGTAAAAATATTTATATATGGTATTTTTACTAATATAATTATAACTAACAACATCTAGATTTTGTTTGTATTATATCGATAACTGGTTCTAGTTGTTGTTCTGGTTCAGATGGTAACATCGCGAGTAATGTATCAAATACGATGTCGGACGAATCGTTCTTTATACTCGTTTCGAAGAAAAATACGCCATTTTCTTGTGCCCATTGATTACCTTCTTCGTATTCCACAGCTCGCATCTCCGTCAGGTCTGTTTTATTTCCAATGAGAGCGATGAGGGGGTTTTCGTGTTTTTGGAGGCGTTGAATACACTGTTTGGCATTTACGAAACTGGTTGGATATGTAATATCATATAGAACCAGCGCAATATGAGCACCTCGGTAATATAGTGGAGCGAGTGATTTATATCGCTCTTGCCCGGCAGTATCCCAGATATTCAAATGGCCTCTGAATTTGGGTGTGTTGACGTATTTGGAGAACATTGCTGCACCGATGGTCGGACATTGACGGTCAGATATGGTTTGAAATACATATCGTATAACGAGCGACGATTTACCCACCATCGTGTCTCCCAACAATATGATTTTATAGGGCATTTATAATGTCTATTTATTTTCCTTCGACTCTCCGAACGTTTCATCCAAAATATAATATCCATGGTAACCTATGGCGGCGAACCCAAGCATAAGGAGTAGTTCGAAGAAGCGGCGTTCCGTCTTCTCGGCATTGTATCCGATATACATGAGGAGAGGTCCCACTAGAAAAATATGGATGTAGTTAACCCAACCACTCTTCTTGAAATACGCCTTATACATATGGTATGGTATGATGATTGCACCTAAACCGAGAAGAAATGGAAACATTTTTATCGGTATATCGGTTCGCTTGATTCCGACATACATGAAGAGGGCACCAATAATGAGAACATGGAAGAGATATATGAGACGCATTATATTTTATAGGTATATAATATAATGAAAAGTCAGGATTTTAGCTATGAGAGTGTTCAGACCCATATGATTGGCGGTAAAATGCACGTCCGAAATGTTACCATAAAGAATGGTAAAGGCTATAAGAGTGTTTCTAAATACTGTAATGGTAAGTGCAACTCGACGGCGAAGCGTCGCTTGTTGTTGAATGAAATTAAGATGATTCAGCGACACCAATATATACCGGCGCTATTCAAAAACTGCAAGCCTAAGAACCGCACATCTCGCACTCGCCGTCGGCGCTCTGCTTCCTCTCGGGCTCGATAGTGAACTTCTGTGCCTGGTGACGCGCCCTACGGCGTAGATAATAAATACCCGTCTTTAGACCCTTCGACCAAGAATAGAAGTGCATCGAAGTGAGTGTATTATAATTGGGGTCCTCTAGCCATAGATTCAAACTCTGACTCTGGCAGATATATGCGCCGCGGTCGGCCGACATATCAATGAGGTGCTTCATCGGTAATTCCCATACGGTCTTGTATTTCTCACGGATTTCTAGGGGAATCGACTCGATATGCTGAACACTACCATTATTCGCAATGATATTGTTTTTCATCTTCTCATTCCAAAGGTCCAGCTTGAGGAGGTCGTTCATCAAATACTTATTGGTAAGGATGAACTCACCTGCCAACGTTCTGCGATTATAGATGTTACTCGTAATCGGCTCGATACACTCGTTATATCCGAAAATCTGGGATGTAGATGCAGTTGGCATCGGTGCGAGAAGCAGCGAATTACGGATTCCGTGCTGCATAATCAACTGCTTGAGCGCGGTCCAGTCATACCGGGCGTTGGTTGGGTCCACATTCCACATATCGAACTGTAGAATACCCTTACTGGCGGGCGAGCCAGCGAACGTCTCGTAAGGTCCGTCGCGCTGTGCTAGCTCACACGATTTCTCTAACGCGGCGTGGTAAATAGTTTCGAAAATGTTCTTGTTAACATGCTTTGCCGCATCACTATGGAATGGAATATTCATGAGCATAAAGACGTCATAAAGGCCTTGCACCCCGATGCCGACGGGCCTGTGACGGAAATTGCTGCGCTGCGTCTTTGGTGTGGGATAATAATTGACATCAATCACACGATTCAGATTGTTTGTTACGACCTTGGCGACTTTGTGTAGCTCATCGTAATTCATGACTCCATTTGCGTCGACAAACGCCGGAAGCGCGATACTAGCGAGATTGCACACCGCGGTTTCATTCTCATCGGAGTATTCAAGGATTTCGGTGCATTGTCCGGTCAATATGCCATTGAAGACTCCCATATGCCTCTTGGGTTCAGTGAAACAATATGTGTCATCGAATTGGTTATTACGTTCTATATGTAGAATTTTCACAGGCGTTCTCTTGTCGGCCGGCGTTATGATTAAGCGATGTAGTGATGAGTTCTCATTAGTTCTAAGATTATGTAATGTAACCGACGTTTTCGCACGACTGGTAAGTGTATTTATTGCCGAACCAATACCACATGTCTGTAAGAATAATTGAACTTCTTGTAAGAAATCGCCTTCATTCGACGCAATCTGTATCACACCATTCGCCGTGTTACCCTCTGTTTCACAGTATTTGGCGAACCATTCTAACTTAGTTTGTATGGGACAATTTGCTGACGGAATCGGCTCACCATTGTATGCATCGGTTCCGTCTATAATGGGATAAGCAGAGCACTGAATTAGTTCATCGCCAGGTTTCAAGTCATCTGCATGTACAATTTTCACTCCATCCTTCATATAAAATTTATGATACGGAGTGCAAGTTAATTTCATACCATCATCAGTATGCACTGTAATCAACTCTTGGTCTGTTCCTGTTTTCATAATTTTCACCTCCGAGAATTCTTCGCCATTCCAAACATTGACCATTTGACCTTCTAGTTCCTGGATTTCTACGTGACCTCTATCCGTTAGGATTAGAGTGTCCGGAGCAACGCAGAGGTTGCTCGACTTAATGGTGCCAACGTTTTTCTGGTTCGATTTCTTGTTGCATGCATCCTTGAACAGAATGTATGGTGTTCCCGTCTCCATCTGGGCATCGAGGATTTGGAACCAGATGTCTCTGGCATTCACCGTCGAGCGTCCCTTACCATCTGCCTCGTATTTCGTGTATAGTGCGACAAATTCATCACCATACACATCGGACAATCCGGGGCACTCGTCGGGGCACATGAGAGTCCACTTACCGTTCACCTTTACTCTCTCCATAAAGAGGTCGGGAATCCACATTGCGTAGAATAGGTCGCGCGCCTTTAGCTCCTCGTCGCCATGATTCTTTCGCATCTGTAGGAACATTTCCACGTCTGCGTGCCAGGGCTCAAGATAAATCGCGAAACTACCATTTCTTCGCCCACCTCCATTATGAACCAATCCATTATGAATCAGGTAATCGTGTTGGTCCTTCATTTGCAAGTCATATAGGATTCCATTATAAGTAATATTCTTGATACTCTGAATGCGCGACATCAAATAGTCGCCATGCTTAAAAAACTTAACGAATTGCTTCTCATCATAGTTCATTCCAATTAGGTTGCAAATGTCAGGCGTCCTCGGGATACGTAAACAATAGCTTACGGGGACTTCGCCCCCTGTACGACCCCCATTGACTGTGCCCTCGGTCAAAACACCCATTCTCATGCATAGAAAACGAACTGATTCCATTATGTTTACGTGCTTAGTATTGAATACAATATCGTCGTGGGGGTTAGAGGGGGCGTTAGCCCCTTCGCCGACGCATCCATCGGTATCTACGAGCCCCTTCAAAATGAACTTGCTCTTTTCAATCGGCAAATTGAGCCACTTTCTGTGGATACGCTTCGTCTTACTCTCGTCATATACGTCGTTGTATCGGAAAGGTAAGTGTATCGTTCGATTCCACCGAACGCGAGTGATATTATCCTCGACTGTAACCTTGTAATCCACTATCTTTTCAGTGAGATATCTCTCCAAAAACTCTCTAATATGCGCCTTGTTTGTAGTGTGCAGACTAACATACCCATTTGTCTCCTCCATTGAACCATCACCCAAAATAACACCATACATATAGCAATCATCCGCAGATATATTAGAAACATCCGCCTCATACTTAGGAATCGGGTAAACTAACATGTCATCCTCGTTCAGGTCCTTTGCGTCAGTCCACTCAAACGAAGCAATACCTTTTTCAAGACGATTAGCAATGACACTATAATTCAGACCCTTTGCCTGATTTCTGAGTGTATACACAGGATGTTCAGGAGTAATTTGTAGAGGAAATAGAGAATGAAGCGTTTCGATTTCTAGCATAGGACCATCATATGGGTGTTCTAGCACGTTCTGGATAATCTCAGTTTCTCCCTTCAAATTGTAAATCGCCGTTTCGCCAACCGCGCAATGTTGGATTTGTTTCGGTCCATCAGTGGTGTAGATAATTGTCTCAGGATTTACACACTGATCAACATACTTAGCTGTGTTGTTAAACACCTTCAACATGGGAACGATGCCATTCGACTTACCGTTCGTTCCTCGAATATGACTTCCCGACGCACGGACGTTATGAATATGCATTCCGATACCACCGGCCCACTTGGAAATGAGAGCGCACTCCTTGAGTGTATTATAAATGCCATCAATACTATCGCTCTCCATCGCCTGCAGAAAGCATGAGCTCAACTGAGGGTGAGGCGTCCCCGCATTGAATAGCGTCGGCGTAGCATGTGTGAAATACTTGCGCGACATGTAATCGTAGGTCTCCCTAATAGATGCCATATCATTCCCGTGAATGCCAATCGCCACACGTAACCACATGTGCTGCGGACGCTCGACGGTCTTGCCATTAATCTTCATAAGATACGCACGCTCTAAAGTCTTGAATCCAAAGTAATCGACCAAATAATCGCGCGAATAATCGCACATCTTATCGAACTCACCATCTACATCCGCCTGGACAACAGCAAACAGCTCATCGCTAACAAGCGGCGAACTTGCCCCACGCTTATCAATGAAATTATACAAATCGGTCATTACCTCATTGAATGAAGCCTTAGTGTTCTTGTGGTGATTCGACACCACAATCCTACCGGCCAATGTATTATACTCATGATGCATCGATGACATGGCGGCACACTGTTCCGCGCTGAGCTCATCAATCTTGGTAGTCGATATACCATCAAAAAGTTGGTCAATCACCTTCATAGTAAGCGCAGTGTAGTTAATTTTGATTCCTGCCTCGTTACCTAGAATTTTCACGCGTCGCAAAATCTTGTCAAACTCGACGGTCTTAAGCTCGCCGTCGCGTTTGGTAACGCGCATTTCTTGCTCTACAATGGCTCCAGGTGACGACATGTTTCTATATATATACCCTTTGAAAATTCTATATCGTTTTCTTAAAATTGATTTGTTTCCTGTTAAACAAGAATAAATAAACACAAAAGCAAATGGAATCCGAACTATTAAGACAAATCGAGGTAAAGAGGAGAGAACAGCATCTATGCACGCGAGCAATTGTGGAACAAGCGGAAGCCAAGGTGCGCGATGCACAAAGACGAATTGATATGCGTATAGGTAACAGAGAGAGATGTATACACGAAAAGGAAATGAACGAACGTAACATCGAAATTGTGATGCAGATTGCAGACCGTAATCGACGAGAATACGAACACGAAATAGACGTGCTACAGGACAAAATTAAACTACAAAGAGAAACGGATGAGGAAGTTAAATTGGATATAGAGCTTGGTATTCGACATAAATATGCTTGCTTTAAAATCGCTGGGTCGCATCTTGCAATGAAATACGATATAATGAAGGCTGTATATGAAGGCAAAGGAGTAAAACAGCCTGGATTCATAGAGCAAATAGAAAGTCACTTGATAGACGCAGAACTTAGCGAATACGATATAGATATTATAAGTGGTTTGTATAAGCGACTATTGCGTCTCTTCGATTTACAAATGGACGTTCAGCAGCCCATCTTTGACTTGTATAAAATTGCAGTTTCGCTTCCGCAAATTGGATGTATTCGTGAATTCGTTGAAGCTTGTAAGGTAGTTTATGTAATACCGGCTATAATGTCAAAAATGACATGGCTGAGTAATGTGTTGAAGGATGGCACACCGATTTGTCAAGATAATATATGCGATATATTATCCTACTTAAATGATGGGGTGGTTGATAAGAAGACGATTGATACGATGGTTTACGAATATTGACCTTTGGTCCATGTTTTGGGATTGAATTTGATGGTTTTTTTTGTCTTAAATTTGGCGGTAAATGGGAGTGACCATAAGGTTTGTTTCAGAGCCGCCCTATGAGTCTTTGGTGCATTGGCGACGATACGTATCATCGTCCCTTTTGGCATATTATAATACGGGTAAATGACAATCTTCGAAATATCGGTCGATGGGGCATGGTCTAGCCTAAACCAGCGTTCCCCCTTTCCATCGGTGTGGCATTGCTGTGATTTGGCTGTGTAATATGTTCCGTCGATGCAGCGTTCGGGGAATGTATGTGGTTGATATATGGTTGACTGGGCGACGCTGATTGGTTCGTTTTTTTCGCCAGCACGATTATACGTTTCTACCTCATCCATTACCAAGAAATTACTACCATAGTCTTTTTGAGTAAATGGTAATTCTGTCTTGTCAATCCAAACGCTCAAAGTTTTATTGTTTTTCCTTGTTTTGTTAGTTTTTCTTTTACTCTTTGTCAATGACATATTAATAATATATAATAATATATTATTTTTTATTTTGGTTTTTTTGTATCTACTAATAGTATCTTTATTTTTTCGCCAGTCGCAACATCGATTGCATCTTCATATTCACGCTTAAATCGCTCTTCACCAATGATATCTTTTAAGTCACTAGGAATTTTACGAAACACTCCTTCTACAGTTTTTACTTTTTCCCACTTAGTATACGGTTTGATTTCGCAACGTTTTCTACTCATATTGAAATACTCGTGACGACCACATTTTTTATTGTTGTCTTCAATCACGACATTTTCCGTCATTTTCTCATCATCTGTAGCCTTAATCACGGCTTCCTTTGGCTTCTTCTTTTCTGCCTTAGCCAGCTTCTCCTGTTCCTTCGCAGCTTCCTTAGCCCTTTTCTCCTCTTCCTTGGCAGCTTCCTTAGCCCTTTTCTCTTCTTCCTTGGCAGCTTCCTTAGCCCTTTTCTCTTCTTCCTTGGCTCTCTTCTCCTGCTCCTTCGCAGCTTCTTTTGCAGCCTTTTCCTGTTCCTTGGCAGCTTCCTTGGCCTTCTTAATAGCATCCTTTGTAGCCTTTGTAACCTTGCGTGTCTTATTTTTAGCGGCAGCAACAGCAACGACAACTGGAGATTTGCGTTTCTTGGCCGTTTTATTCGCCATTTCTCCAAGTATCGTAACAGGTCTACCCTCACTCAAGCTCCACAATGTATTTTTTATATATGACTGTATATATTTCTTACTCAATATCGAACGTGCGAAATTCATTCCATTTTGCGCAATCTCCTTGCATTTATCGTCGTTCCTCTCGCACCAGCGAATCACATCCAATAAATCCGATAAGTCTGCTTTCACAGGGACATAATGAACCATATGTTGCATCATATGGTCTACCCAAGACGTATATTGACTGGTAACTCTCAATATGAGCGAACCCGTTAACATGGTCGCCAATAAACGATATGCATTGACGTTTCCATCGACATGGATAATATACTTATAGCGACTTTGGTCCGCCATAGTCAAAAAATTACCCGACGCTCCGATGTGCGTGTTCATAGACCCCAATCCATATTTCGGGTCGAATTTGATGGCCTTCGTATCAACGGATTCATTTCCATCCTTCACGGTCAGTTTCGCATCCAAATGTCTCGATTTCATTTTCGCCAACCGAATACGCATATTTGTCTCGTCGGTGTATCCACAGCCAGTGGGGCCTCCTCGGAAGACAGCCTTCGCGATTTTCTTATCGTCCCAGTTCGTCGTGTATGACGGGTCAGGGTTCGACTTGACAACTTTCGAACCAACATAGCCGTTATTGATGGCGGCATATTTTTGCGGGTATTTCAAAACAAACATGACATCGTCGTAATTCGGTATGGGAATATCCAGGTATTTTCGCTGACCCGAAATACTCAATATTGGGATATGCTTGTCAAAGTTGTATTCGCCTAAATCGGTTTTACCAGTAACCATTGTAAAGGGCATTTTCCCATCATTTCGTAATATGACTGCGTCCGTTAGATTCAGTATAAACACACCATTGGGTAAATTGAGCCCACGAATCAACTCCAAATACTCATTTGTCTTACTCTCTGTATTCGATGAAGAGGAAGCAAACGGTTTCACAATGCATTGCATTACACGTAGTTTGTCGATGTTCTTATCCACAGTTTCGCGTATATTTTTGGCTTGGGTTGGATTAATCTCGCTATTGTTCAGAGGTTGTTCCAGAATGTCTCTAAATATGGGCGCCGTTGTTTGCACATCTAACTTACACATAAGAACATCGTTGTCGCCAATGCATAACATATAGCATTGGTGGTGTAATAATTCCATTATATACCTCAATGTGTTCTCTAGTGCGGGTAGACTAATTTCCCATTTCGGGTCGCTAAGTTGCTCAGGGAATGGAACGTCGACGCCTTCTCTCAATCTGGGAACCGTTTTGGCGCCAGTTGTTATGTATTTGGCACCTACTGCATACGCATCTGCGTATGTATGAATTACACGCATTTCATATTTCTTCGACATTATTTATATTATACAAATATTTTTTGAAACAGAAGACTATGTTATTCGTGGTCTAACTTCACTAAACATAGACTAGGTATAATCTTCAAGTTTGTTATGGTATATTCGTTGTCTGTATTTATGCTACATAATATATTTGTACTTGTACTTGGGTTGCGTTTCTTTGCAGCTCTGTGCTCGTATCCTGTCTCTCGCTCGCGAATAATTGTATCCCATGTATTCAGTATCTTTGGTAATGCCGCGTTGAACCATCGTTTATTTCGCTTGACTAGGACACACGATAATTCATCGAGATACCAGTAAGTGGTTGTATATAAAACCAGTGTTTCCTTCAATTCATATTTGGTCGCGGTAATCCAATTTTTCATTTCATGTGCTGGCAAATCGAGCGGCATATATTTGTATGTTGGTTTGGAATTAGGAACATCACGCTCTATGAAACATAGAATAATGCCTTTCCATTCTTGGTGTATGTCGTTGAAATAATCGGCTTCGGTTTCATATTCTTTGAATCTCGTTTCAATAAAATCACATTCATCCAATTCACACGTTTCCATCTGGACTTGCATTTGAATCCAATAATCCTCCTTTGGCGTTCCGGTAATATCGCGATTCACTATGTTTTTCACCTCCACCATTCGCCCATACCGGTCAGAATCTTGGTCCACGTTAATACCATCGGGGGATGCGCCTATGCATTTGTGTGTATGGTGCTTGATGCACCCGAAGTCGGCAACTTTCGTATTGTATTTCTTTTCGTATATCATCAACGTGACTTGTTCATATAATACACCCCATTGAAGCGAACCACCAGCGTGCCAATTACCCTTTTCTGCGGCGAACGGATTCAGCGGTTTACATTTTTCATATATGAGACTATTCCTCTGCGAATCGGTCGATAGAGCTTTCCATATATTGCTTGCCGTCATAAGCTCATGTCTATCTTGATACCATTCTACCGACTTCTGTTTTGGTTGTGGAAGGTTGCGAAGATATTCGATTTGCGCTTCTATTTGAGCGATATTCGGTTTTACGAATACATATGAATCTGTGATTGACCGCTCTGGAAATTCGTCTTCGTAAATCGAGAAGAATGAGTCGACGATTTGGCTGATATGATTATACATGTGCTCGTTGTCCTTCAATAAATCTGCATCATACCATTCATCATGAAAGAAATCGCAAATATCTTCGACGAGATTTGCACGGAAATCGGGGTCGGAATAGGATAAACAATTTTCGCCCAATTCGTCATAAATCATTTCGAGGACAGTGGTTTCGAACTCAATATATTCATCTTCGCTCAATGGCACGTCTACCTGTTCAACTTCTTTATATTCTTCAACTTCTACTTCATTAGTTTCTTCCATTTTCTAATATGAATACTTATTATATCTTCATATTAGTTTCAATTTTATTCTTCGGCGGTCCGTTTCGGAGTCAGTGATTTCAGAGTAGATACCCGCTTAGTATCCATATTTTTCAGGGTGAAATTATGATTTAATATATTATGAAACAGCGACGGGATATTCAAAATAGTCCTTGTATCTTTGTCATACTTGACATCCTTCGTTTTATTCAGCTTATTTGTCTTCAAGCATTCGCTAAAGAATAGTTTGAGTGTCTTAATGTCTTTTGCGGATAGTGACTTATCCTTACCGTAAGTCTCTGCGTATGAATGCAGTGCCTGTGTTTTCACCGTCTTATCCAGCTTATTCCATGAATCTGCCTTGTTGCTCTGCTTTTCCTTTTCTAGTAGCGCATCGAGACTGCTACTGGTAACGTTGGCGGACATAGATGATGTGTTCGGTATGTATTTATTCACGTATGATGGTTCCGGTCCAGAGATAGAGACAGGCACATTTTCTTGAGTAGTTGGCATAGTAGTCATGTCTTGTCTTTATACTATTATAGTAAAATCGTTCTATCTCATTTTATTATATATATAAATATATTAATGGACAACCGGATAATTCAATTACCAGTAGCAGTTAAAAAGGTAGAAACTATAAAAGAAAAGAAGACCCGTGTAGTAATCAACCAGGAGAACCTGACATTTGATTATAACATCGATGTTCAGTTTGGATTATTATGTACAGATGCAAGTAATAATCCCATTTATAAAACTATGGTTCAACAGATTCAGTCGAAATTAAATGGATATAAGTCACAAGATGTGTTGAAAGAACTATACGATGCAACGTTATTTATAACGCTACAATCAACGCTATCGCTGCTGACAAAATCCGAGATGAAATGCTTCTATTGTAAAGAACCGGTCCAAGTATTATATCAACATGTGAGAGAACCTAAACAATGGACTTTAGAACGAATCGATAATAAACATGGACATAATGATGGTAATGTTGAAATAGCGTGTCTCTCTTGCAACCTACGTAGGAGAACCATGTATCATGAACGATTTGTATTTACAAAACAATTGACTATTGTGAAAACCGGATAAAGCGAAAATGAATGTAATACTAATAATAATGCGCATCGGCGTAGCAATCCCTTGTTATATTGGTCATATAGAGAACCTGCGAGTTCTCCTATCTTCAATTTCAAAACAAACTCGGCTACCCGACAAAGTTGTAGTCAGTTGTTCTTCGACTACAGAGTTGCCGAATCTACCGGTATATAATTTCGACTTAATTATCATTTGTGTTCAATCAAAGAAAAGTCCTGCCCAAAACCGTAACATTGCTGCAAAGTTATTGGATGTCGATATTATCACATTTTTTGATGCGGATGACTTGATGCATCCACAACGGCTAGAATTTATCGAGCAAGCTTTTTTGGATGGAGCGAATATTGTTCTCCATAATTATAGCATAGAACCATGTGATTGTTATATTTACGACTCACCAAATATTTCATATGATAGTTTGTGTCAGTCTATAGGTGGTTGTATACGACACGTAAATCCGAATAATCGCGAACTCGGAATACATCATTCCCAAGTAACTGTGACGAAGGAAATATATGATGCGATTCGGTTTGACGAGAACCCAACAATAATCGGTAAGGAGGACTGTGTATTTTGTTGGTGTGTATTTACACTACCAAATATAAAGAGCGCCTATATATCCAACAAGCTTTCGTTATATCTAAAAAGCAACACATATACACTGTTTGGTTAGTTTCCAAAAGTATTCTCGCAGCTGTAAACGACATGTAAGAACCCGTCATTCGGGTCTCTAAATTCGGAATATACGTTGGCAATTATCGTTGCATTGCATACAACACTATGGTCAATAAACAAAAACAGTGCTTTTTCAGGGCTTAAATTAAGGCGCTTTCGAATCACATACAAGAACTGACCCATAGTCAAATCCGATGGAACCAAATATTTGTATCTATCCAGTTCGGGTGTATTAATCGAGTTTTTATTCCTCGAAACAATTACGGGTATTCGGTCCGGATATTTGCACATAATACGGTAGGCCTCTTTTGTGTTCACGGGGTTCTCCTTAAATAGTGACCTTACAGTTTCCATTTTTATTATAGGTCGACAAAACATTTCTGGCTGGGTTGCGCAAGCACCGCAAGCATTTTATGTATTCTTGGTATTAAATGTTCGAGTGGTTTGTTCTCCTTCATTCTTATTATTTCAACCGATTCATACCACACCTTGTCATCTGTATCGAACCACCTCCAATCACTTGTATATCCAATTAGCAACAACGTTTTCACACCCATCACTCCGGCTAAATGAGCGACGGATGTGTCTATGGTAATGAGAACATCTATATTCCGTAATATAGCAATAGTATCGAAAAATGCCTTGTATTTGTCAATGTCGTAGTTGAATAGCCGGTCGGCGAAGTCAATTTGCGAAAAGTCGCGCTGTATTTTTTCGTCATTTGCGTGCAGACAAATACAATGAAATCTATCGTCATTACAAATGGGTTTGAATTTACTCAATTCCATATGTTTATCGATATAAGATACTAACATTCCACTATATACAATTCCGACCTTGAGTTTATCTTGAAATTCTGATAATCTCTCGTTCCATAGCCTTGTGTTGCTTGGGTTCTCTCGAATGTAATTGATTTTGTTCATTTTAATTTCGGTCAGCTTGAGAATGTATGGCAGAGACATTATATACAATTTTTTATCATAGCTTGTAAGGTCTATCATTTGTGAGTCGTCGCGAACCGTTATGTTTTCATATGCAAATAGGTGTGATACGTTTGTCCTACAAAAGTATGTTATTTGCATCTCGGGCTTGCGTTTAGATAATTCGATGACATAACGGAAAAATTGGATATTATCACCAATGCCTTGTTCGTATACGACCAGCAAATGATTACATGCATCGGTTCCATTCCAGTATTGTAACGCCGGTATCTCGACACGTGCTTTCTGATTCGTCATTGGCGATATATCGTTAGACGCCAATCGATTTTCATACAACTCAAATCCTTTTATAAACTGCTTACTTGCCAGGTATGGAAAACATGTGCTATGTAAATTGTCTTGTGATGGATTTTCGAGTGATTGAAAAGCACGAATTGAATCGTTGTGTTTTTTAATATACATATATAGTGCGCCCAGTTGTAGATAATTATAATTCGATGGTCGCAAACGGTGCGCTATATTTAAACACGCAATCGCCTCGTTATATTCTTTCAATAATCGATAACACTCTGCCATATTGGTATATATTTCGGGTATGTCGTTTTTGATAGCCAAAACCTTTTTAAAATGGTTTATAGAACTTCTATGGTCATTGATTCTTGAGTAGTATACGCCAATTTCATTATTTATAATACATATTGAAACTAGGTCGGATGTGGGAGTATCCTGAAGTTTTTTCTGCAAGCGGTATAATTCCATATACGTTAATACCATGATTTACTATTTACATCCTTTAGGGTATAAATAAATGTTGATAGGTTTATTAAATTATATTATGAGTTGTTACGTTCCAGTTTCGATAGGCGAATTATGTGATAAATATACTATATTGCAAATTAAGGCGGAACGAATAACTGACGTCGGAAAGTTGGTAAAGGTAAATAATGAACTGGAATTGTTAGGACCATTTGTAGAACAATTCAGTGTATCACAGGAACTATTGACAAATTTGAAGGAAATCAACGAAAGATTATGGGATATTGAAGACAGTATCCGTAAGAAGGAATCGTTGAAACAGTTTGATAATGAATTTATTGAAATCGCGAGAACCGTGTATGTTACAAACGACGCTCGATTCAGGGCTAAGACTGAAATAAATGAGCATTATAACTCGCATGTTTGCGAGGTAAAGAGTTATGCCGAATATTTCTAAAAATAATGAAAATAATTATATTGATATTTATTTTCATTTGCTTACTTCTTGATGCATTTACCATTCTTCGGGTTACGGCGAGTTTTCTTAGGGCAACGTTTGCCATTCTTGGGCTTGCACTTGCGTGTCTTCTTATTACGGCGCGTTCCCTTCGCACACGGCTTGCGGCGCTTGCGTGTCTTCTTCTTGGCGACAACTTCTTCGACGGTGTCATTGGTCGTCTCAGTCACGGCCATAGCCATACCTTGTTCCGGTGTGGGAACCTCGGTAGTCGCAATCATCTCTTTCGGTTTGGGAATCTCGGTAGTCGCAATCATCTCTTCCGATGTGGGAACAGTAGCGACTTCAACTGGCGCAGTAACCTCAGTAGGCGCAGTAACCTCAGTCGGCGCAGTAACCTCGACAGGCGCAGTAACCTCGACAGGCGCAGTAACCTCGACAGGCGCAGCAACTTCGGTAGTTACGGGAACCTCGGCGGCTGGTGGCGGCGGAAGTGCAGCCTCATCTTCCTTTCTTTTTCTCTCTTCGTCAGTCAGTTGGTCCATTATATTATATATAAAATACGCATATAAAATTATACTCTAAATATTGGTTAATGGAAATACATAAACAAATACTAGAAAAATTGGATTATTTTCACGATTCAAATCGAATACCCAATATTATATTCCATGGTTCTTCGGGGACTGGCAAAACGACTATCGTCCATTACTTTCTAAATAAGATTTACAACAGCGATAAAGGTAAGATTAAAAACAATGTAATGGTGGTAAATTGTTCTCATGGAAAGGGTATTAAATTTATACGCGAGGATTTAAAATTCTTCGCCAAAGCAAATCTACAGTCGACGAGTGGTGTAAAATTTAAAACGATTGTTCTCTATAATGCAGATAGTCTAACGAACGATGCACAGTCGGCGCTTCGGCGATGTATCGAACAGTTCAGTTTTAATACTCGTTTTTTTATAGTGGTAGAGAACAAACACAAATTGCTAAACCCAATTGTGTCTCGATTCTGTGAAATACACGTTCCTGACCATATTGTAGACGGAAAGACGGTGAATTTACACCAATATACATTGAACAAGAACATGGACCTGTCTGTATTTTACAACGCAAAGACTAAGTGGATGCAAGAGTTTATGGATAGAACACAGATGAATTCGAATGTGGCTATATCAGACGCGAGTGTTACTATATATGAAAATGGTTGCTCGTGCTTGGATTTATTGGATTATATTCAAGGGTCTGCAAAATGGAGCGAATTTGACAAATCGAACGTTCTCATGTTTTTCAATAAAGTTAAAGCTGAATTTCGATGCGAGAAGATGTTGTTGATGTATTTGTTGAATTTCATGTTTTTACGAGAGAACCGTGAGATAAATAAGATATCCTTTATTTAAGGGGAACCAAGGTTTAAGGGGAACCAAGGTTTAAGGGGAACCAAGGTTCCCCTTTGACCCCTCCTTTTGCTATGGAGGTGGGCGAATTATACCTTTATGTCATAAAGTAAATTGCCTTACAATATAAATGTTTGGCTCCACCTTTTCTAAAGGTGAATTTGGCTCCACCTTTAGAAAAGGCGGATTGCGTTTATGTTTAGGTAAAAAAATATGGTTGATTTCTATAAAATATGGATGATTTTGTTCTCTCGAATCTGCAGGAATCCAGAAATGAATGGTGCAGTCGATTAGTAAGTATATTCACACCTTTAGTGATTGAGGGCATGCGCTCCATCTTCAACGAGTCGTGGAAGTTATGTATCGATAATGACGAAGTTGGTAAGTATTTAATGACTTTCCAAAATCTAATCTCGCGTGTCCCTAAGTGGAATGCCAACATCATCGAAGAGGAACGTAAGCGCATTATCGAACGTAGTGGGTGTAATTATTTAGATGATTTAATTACATGTGTTCATATCATTCAGCTCAAGGTTCTCACATGTGTCCGCGTAGGCAACAAACAGAAGAAAATCGACATCACTACACCGAATTTGGATAGTTTCATCCATAAGGTGTATATTAATGTTGCACGCAAGTGTTATACAAATGTGTATCTATTTGAAAAGAACATATCGCCCTTACTCGTTCAGCGCAATGGTAGGGAACTAGAAATGATTGTCCAGGAATGCATTCTCAATACGATTCGCGATAGTATCCCTACGGAGGCGATTATTCGTGCTTACATGGATGAAGCCGTTGAACAAGAAGAGGAGGTCATTATTGAGAACATTGAACCGGAAAAAGAAAAGAATGAAAAGGAGGTTGTAAATGATGTCAAACAGGAAACGAAAGAGGAAAAGACGGAAGAACCTCAAATGGTTCCATCAATTTCCAATATAGACAACGAGCCGGTCGTAACTCAGTTGAAATTCAATGATTTTGACAGCGTATTTGACTCGGAAACTGGTAAGATTTCCGATGTAAATGCTCCGAAGAATGTCGAACGCCTAGAGGAGATTAGCACATCTCGTGCTATACAGCGCAAACTGGAAGAGGAGGAGGATAGCGACGATGACGATAAAATCAAGATTCATACAGATAGCATCGATTTAGGCGAAATGGACGTTTTCGATATGAATAAATCGGACTCAATTGGTAGTGCAATTACTCTCGATGGCGTAGAGGAGCTTTTTGCGTAAAATCAGTAAACTAAATCTTTAGCGATTTACTATACACAAACGATGGAAAAGCCCATTATTATAACTATTTCGATTGCAGTGTTATTCTTTTTTGCAAAGTTAGTGGAAATGAAATTTGTCGATAAGGAGAACAAGCCACTCAAGTTCCTTATTCGCGACACGCTGCTGGTTATGGCATGTGCATTTGTTCCTATCTTCTTGTTTTTCCAGGCGAGTGGACCTGTGGCGGAGATGTTGGGAACGAGTGATTTCACTGCGTCAGCTCCTACGCAGGTGTTTACGGATGTTCCGGGATTTTAATATCATTTATTCAAATAAATGACATTACACGATTACACATAACTCGGTATCTTATCGAGATTCATACAATCCGCCACTTCAACTGGCGTAGCGAATTGACTGAAAAATGGGAATGATAACTGGTTCTGTGGTGTATGGTCGTGGACCGTCTTTGCAATCATCTTATATAACTTGAAGTCCGGATATCGCTCTGCTCCGTTGCGTTTGTATAATATGCTGGTTTTCTTATCATCCAGACACCAGCGATATACGGTCTTCTGTAGTTCGGTTACAGGCTTGCCATCGATAATAAAATCGAATATGGAGCAACCCAAACGACAGAGGTCGAAACTATAGTTCGGTTCTATAATAGGATATTTGCTATTGTAATATGGTTCGAAGTTGTATTGTGTCGCCGCATCACCACCTGTGGCGAAACTATCGCTGCAAAATAGCTTGCCCTTGTATTTATAAATGCTACGGCCGAAGTCGATGATTTTGAAGATTTTACCATACGTCGGCACCTTATAGTATACATTGTTGAACTTATAATATAGGAATTCTACATCTGTATTTACATACATAATATTATTTGTATGTAGGTCATTATGGGTGAAATTGAATGCCGTTTGGTATGCGATAAGTGTCATGACGACTTGGAATAGTGCGCTTGCGCCAGTTTCATCGTCAATCTCCTCATCGACAAATAAGTCATCGAGGGTTCCGTCGCACTTTTCGAGACATATCATTTGCACGGGAAAGTTATCGATATAGGCGAATATATTGGTCTCTTCCTCTGCGGGGGTATCCACCCCCCGCACGCCCCCCTCATCATCGTCATCATCATCATCTGCGGGGGTATCCACCCCCCGCACGCCCCCCTCTTCATCGTCATCTTCATCTTCATCGTCATCATCGTCTTCGTCCTCATCATCATCATCCTCATCCTCATCCTCATCATCGTCATCAGTATCGTCCTCATCGTCCTCGTCGTCCTCGTCGTCGTCATCAGTATCGTCATCAGTATCGTCCTCGCCATTTTCTTTGTTTCCGGTTTCATGTGTGTAAACTTCTTCCAAAGCATCAAGTGATACCTCGTTTAGGTCATATGAAATGTCATCTAAATTTAATGCGTCAGGAATCATTTCATCAGCGTCAGTTATCTTTAGCTTTTCGCGATTATCTCTCGAATTCTGATTCATCATCGAAGACACACGATGACGATTGATTCGGAAGTATTTATTCACATTATCCAAGAAGAAATTCGAGTTATTCAAATATTCATAATCATCAGCAATATTCATCTTAAATTTCTTCTGGACTGCCGAGAACGACCCATAGTAATCAATCGAGTGCTTGAAACCGTGCAATTCGAGTAACTTACTCGATAGTAAGCAGAAGAAACCATCACTATAGGATGCATTATTCGTGGAATTCAGTTTCTCAAATTTGCAACCATCCACTGAGGGTAGAGTGCGTATGTCATCGCTTTCTGCGTCATATCTACCAATCATATAGCGTATCGGATCCAGTAGTGGCGAGTATTTAATGAAAATGGGTTTATTGACTTGCTTACCAGCGAGAGTGTCTACGACAGTGGTTAAGTCGACCATATGATGCTTATGATTCAGTTGAATCGAATTATGATTGTGTTCTTTGATATCGAATAATAGTTTGATAACTGGTTGATAATACTGGAAAGAGTTTAGCTGAAATGGATTATAGTCGTGTTTTAAATCGTCTGATGTTGGGGTAAACTGTTTTTCTAAATGTTCTAGATTTAGAGGATGGAACTCTTTGGCGAACTCTAACATTTTATAACTGTAAATCACATATTAATTGGACAATATGAACGTTTGTTCTCTATTTATAATTTATAGTCGAACTTTATAAATGACATTGCAGTTAAAAAAATTTAATATGCGCGATATTACATTCAGGCCCGATGAGAATAAAGGGCCTGTGGTGGTTCTCATTGGACGCCGCGACACCGGTAAATCATTCTTGGTAAGAGATTTGTTGTTCTATCATCAGGACATTCCTATTGGCACCGTCATATCCGGAACGGAAGCGGGCAACGGTTTCTACAAAGAGCACGTTCCTAAACTGTTCATTCACGATGAATACAATACGGTGCTTATCGAGAATGTCTTGCGGAGGCAGAAAGCTGTTATGAAACAGATGAAGAAGGAAATCGATACATACAAGAGAACAACAATCGACCCACGTGCATTTGTTATTATGGATGATTGTCTCTATGACCAAACATGGACTCGTGACAAGATGATGCGTCTCCTTTTTATGAATGGGCGTCACTGGAAGGTTATGTTAATCATAACTATGCAATACCCGTTAGGCATTCCGCCGAACTTGAGAACAAACATCGATTACGTGTTTATCCTGCGCGAACCATATTTAACGAATCGGAAGCGCATGTGGGAGAACTACGCCAGTATGTTTCCTACACTGGAGTCCTTTTGTGCTGTCATGGATAGCACGACTGAGAATTACGAGTGCTTGGTAATCAATAATAATGCCAAATCGAATAAATTAACTGACCAAATTTTCTGGTATAAGGCTGAAAACCACCCGTCTTTCAGGTTGGGTTCGAAAGAATTTTGGGATATATCTAAAAATATGGGTTCAGACGACGAAGACGAGGCGTATGACCCATCGAAGAACAAGAATGCGAAGAAAGGGGCGAATATTAATGTAAAAAAGAGTTATTAATAATACATGCGTCTGCTATAAAATAAGACAGAATGCGGCGAATTTTATTATGTAACAGTTTAGCAAAATCTCTACTTATAGTGTATAATTCGAATGGCTGGTCTTTTTGATTCGCTTGCATTTTTAAATCCATTTGGTCCTGAAACGAAAGAAGTTACTGCGGCAAAAGATACACTAAAATCAATCAAGCAAAAGTGCACCGCGGATATCGCAAAGGCGGAGGGGGATGTAACTAAAGCTAAGAGTGCTCCCGCTGCCGCTGCTCCTGCTGCTCCTTCTGCCGCTGCTCCTGCTGCCCCTGCTGCTGCTCCTGCTGCTGCTCCTGCCGCTGTTTCTACTACAGGTGGAAAGAGGAATAACAAAAATAGAAACAAGAATAGAAATTCTAAGAAAAATAAGAATAAGAACGGTGGCAAGAAAAGGAGAACTTCCCGTAAATAAATAATTATATTTTATTTCTATAAAAATATAATTTTTTCCGCCATCAAACTACTTGCTATTCGCAATCGTAGCCTCGCGCAACAGCTCATTACGAACATTCACGCTTGCGCTATCAGCTACCTCGCGCTCATCGAAATTCACCGTCTCCTTCACACCAATCAACTGACCATCCTCATTTAGCGTCTGTGTGAGAACATTACCACTCTTCTTCGCCAACTCAATGTTCTCCTTAATCGCCTTCTGCTTGGTCTCCTTGACACGGCGCTCGAACTCCTCCTTGGCCTTCGTCTCATTCTTCAGCTTCTCGTGGTGTAGTTGATTGAGCTCCTCCTCCATGAACTCGATACGTCCAGTCTTATACGCATCTGGGTCCCAAGGAATCCACATACCGACGGGTCCAACGAAAATGTCGTGATGCGGGTCCACCTCACGAATCTTCTTGCACTTCATCTCCGCCTCATCCTGATTGGCGAAGACACCACGCAGCTTCAGACCACGCACGGAAGTCTGGAAAGCATGAGCGCGGTTGAACTGCTCGCCCAGCTTGTCCTCGTTCTTGTCCATAAACGTCTTGAAGTCGTCGTCGACACCGCCAGCACGCAACTTGGTCTCCTCCTCCTTAACGAACTCGTTGAAATCAGCTACAACATCATCAACCTTTAGCCCATACTTATACGCGGCAAAATTAAGGAAATCCAACGACTTTTCCATGCATTTAGAGAAATCCCACTGCTTCAAAAACTGCTCGAACATGAAAATCTCGCGCTTCTTCAGAATCTTCTCCGGCGAAACGAATGACATGCATGCAAACTTCTGTCCGGCAATCGGAGGGTCCTCGTCGCACAAGTCAATATATTTAGGATTAACTTCCCCGTTCTCAAGATTGTGTCGTTCAAATCCGGACATTTTCTATACACTTAGTCTGGGTATTTATTTAAGTGTTTTTAAATTGTATATATTTTAAGCGTATTTTTTTATTATACTAGTATATATTATAACAATGTCCGGCATCGATTTTAGCGAATTAGTCAAGCGTGCTATTAAGTACATCGTGGAGGGTATCATGGTTGCGATTGCCGCCTATGCCATCCCCAAGAAGCAACTCAATGTTGAGGAGGTTGTCATCATCGCGCTCACCGCCGCTGCCACGTTCTCCGTGCTCGACGTCTTCGTCCCGTCGATGGCTTCGTCTGCTCGCGGTGGTGCCGGCTTCGGTATTGGTGCGAATCTCGTAGGATTTCCCCGCGTTGGTATGTAAAAATTGATTTGAAGTAGATTTTATATATTCTACTCCAAAAAAGAATGTCCGTAACGTTGCAGATATTTATCTACAATACGCCCCTCACCAGAGACAACAATTTCCCTTTAGTTCAATTTGATTCCGATATTGACAAATATGCGTTTATAACTCGTCTCAAGTCTACGTCACAGCGTTCAGACACTACTGCTCCATATTTCGTCATCAATAATCCACAGTTGCTACCAAGTGTAGTTCGTAGACCGCATATGCATGCTAAAAAGCGTGACCACTTCAGCAAACAACAAACGAATGATTCTGATTCGGAAAGCGAGGATGAGGACGACAAATACGATTTGTTCGACAGTATCTTCCTTATATATGAAAACGTAGATGAACTACGAAAGCTAGATATTGATAATAATACCCGCTCTGATACTGGATTCGCCGAATACGTGCAGACATTCAAGTGGTAGGGTGTTTATGTCCTTCAATGGTCTACACAGTCGGGTAATATTCCCAATCCAAATCTTTACAAACTTTGCACCATATTTGGTCCTGTTCCAATTGCTTTTCACGGTCTTTCATTAAAGGTATATAGGGCAAATATTGTGTCTGGTCCAGGAGAACGCATAGCTGGTATAGGGTATAGGTATAATTGAAGAAATTGGTTCGATTCGCTGGACAATGAACTGCCCATGGTTTCTGTATTTCAATAAAGAGAACGCAGAGAGTTTCGTGCAAGTGTTCGTTCATAATGGGTGGTCGGATACCGAAAATGGAGTTTATATATTGGATATGTTCGAAATATTTATTATAACCAAGTTTACGCAGAATCTCGCGCATTTTATCATAATTGATTTCTTCAGCAAGGTTCTGTATGCGCTCTTTTTTAATTCGGATACGGATATTTTCGATGACATCTTCCGGTATCTGCGTGGTTTCCTTTGCCTGAAATTGCGATAAGATTTCCTTGAAATGATTCAATCGAATATACGCTGTATATGATACTTCATTTGGCGCCTCTTTGTTGGATGGTTTCGAACTGTCCACTATATAACTCACAAACTTAGCACAATCACGGTTATTACATATCAAGACACCATCTTCATCCTGTGGAATCATCTCGCCCTTAATACAAAAACAACAAATGTCGGTCGGCATAACAAAATCGTGTGGGTTTACAATCTCATTATTCACATTCTTCCAATAATTGACTATCGATTTTTTGGATGTGCATGGTTTCTCGTTAGAATCGTCGACAGTTTGCTTTAGTTTAAAGAAATCATTTAGAACATTCACCTTTTTAGTCCCTCCATTCGATATTTTCTTTTTCTCTTCGAAATAGTTGAATATGTGTTCCGAATTATCAAGCAGGTATTGTTTCTTTTCCAATTTATAATGTTTGATTCTGTCATTAATAATGTTAATTTGGTCTTTCAGTTCCATCCGTAATTCAACCTGTTCTGAACTTGTAGAACGCAGTTGTTGTTTTATGGTATCCTTTTGTTGTATTAGTTCTGGTATTCGAACTGTCTCATTATTATGAAAGTCTTCCAACATTTGACTATGTTTTTTGTCGATAGTATGTTGTATTGGGTCTGCCTTCTTCATTTTAGTAATATATTGAATATCTTCTATATAATGAACGAGTTTAAATAATATTATTTTAATTTGAATTTAGGTAAATCCACATTAATATAGTAATTGCAATATGTATAAATTATGGACAAGCAGATAGACCGAACAACATTTCAGAAGATGCAATTTGTAATGAACGCAATCGACGCTGGATGGTCGGTTAAGAAAAGTGAGGACAATTATATATTTACGAAAAAACATGAAGGTAAGCGCGAAGTTTTCATGGCGGATTATTTAGAGAAGTTCGTCACCGAAAATATGAAGTTCGATGGAAAAACTTTAGGAAGTACAATTTAATTATTTAATTTCGTATTTTCTCCAAAATATTATCTTTTGGTATACTATATTATAAACCATGGGCGGAGCACTTATGCAACTTGTAGCTTACGGCGCGCAGGACGTTTTCCTCACGGGAACCCCTGAGATCACTTTCTGGAAGGTGTCTTACAGGCGCCACACCAACTTCGCGATGGAGTCCATCGAGCAGACCTTCTCTGGTCAGGCTGACTTCGGTCGCCGCGTTACCTGCACCATCTCCAGGAACGGAGATCTTGCTTACCGCACCTACCTTCAGGTCACTCTCCCTGAGATCAATCAGTCCATGAGGAATACCTCTGGAACTTTCTCCCAGGGAGTCTATGCCCGCTGGATGGACTTCATCGGCGAGCAGCTCGTTGCCCAGGTTGAGGTCGAGATTGGAGGTCAGCGCATCGACCGCCAGTATGGAGACTGGATGCACATCTGGAACCAGGTTACGCTCACCTCCGAGCAGCAGCGTGGATACTTCAAGATGATTGGAAACACCACGCAGCTCACCTACATCACGGACCCCACGTTCGCGTCCGTTTCTGGACCCTGCGCTGCCGCGGGTGCCCCCGGACAGGTTTGCGCTCCCCGCAACGCCCTCCCTGAGACCACGCTCTATGTTCCCCTTCAGTTCTGGTTCTGCCGCAACCCCGGCCTTGCCCTCCCCCTGATTGCCCTCCAGTACCACGAGGTCAAGATTAACCTCGACCTTCGCCCCATCGGCGAGTGCCTCTGGGCGGTTGGCGCCCTTCTCGGACCCGCCACCGCGGCGCAGGTCACCTCTGCCTACCAGCAGTCCCTTGTTGCGGCCTCCCTCTACGTTGACTACATCTTCCTCGACACGGATGAGCGCAGGAAGATGGCGCAGAACCCCCACGAGTACCTCTTCGAGCAGCTCCAGTTCACTGGAGATGAGTCCGTTGGGTCCTCCTCCAACAAGATCAAGCTCAACTTCAATCACCCGTGCAAGGAGCTTCTCTGGGTTGTTCAGCCTGACGCCAACGTCGACTACTGCTCGTCCCTCACGGGCGGCCAGACCCTCTTCAAGACCCTCGGCGCCCAGCCCTTCAACTACACTGATGCCATCGATGCTCTCCCGAATGCCATTCATGCCTTCGGTGCGCCCGACTCTGTCTCCGGCACTGGCGCCTTCATCAACGCCACCGGCCTCTTCGAGACGCCGGGAGCCCCGGATGTTGCCACTGCCGCCGGCGGCTTCGCCCACACCGGAATGTTCGGTGAGAGTGGTTCTGCTGCTGGCCTTGTCTCTGGCCTCTCTGATGCCGGCACCTTCGTGCTCGCTGAGACTGCCCTTGACATGCACTGCTGGGGAGAGAACCCCGTCGTCACCGCTAAGCTCCAGCTTAACGGCCAGGACCGCTTCTCCGAGCGTGAGGGGTCCTACTTCGATGTTGTTCAGCCGTTCCAGCACCACACCCGTGCCCCGGACACGGGTATCAACGTGTATTCCTTCGCGCTGAGGCCCGAAGAGCACCAACCGAGCGGCACGTGCAACTTCTCGCGCATTGATAACGCTGTGCTCCAGCTTGTGCTGTCATCCGGAACGGTTTCCGGAACTAACACGGCTAAGGTCCGTGTTTATGCGGTTAACTACAACGTTCTCCGTGTGATGTCGGGCATGGCGGGCGTTGCTTACAGCAACTAAGCAGTGAGGATAGTGGTTTATACAATAAAAAATATAAATTTAATATATTTTTTATCGACTATTCAGGTCTAAAAATGACATTTTTAAGCAATATATTACTTTTGCTTATTTAAAGCAAAAGCAATATAAAGAAACTAGACGTAGATAGTATATAACCATGACATCATTAAATGTAGTTAGTTTAATCGAGAACACAAATATCACTAAGCTATCTGGCACGTATAACAATAAGCTGTTAAAGCGAATCAAGGACCATTTTACAGAGTCACAACAACAATTGTTTGTAACATCATTTTATTGTTATTTGAATTACCATCAAACAACAGATTTTGTTATAGATTTGGATAATGTTTGGGAATGGTTGGGATTTAATCAAAAATATGGTGCAAAACGCGTTCTTGAAAGACATTTCAATATAGATACTGATTACAAGAACTTGCTCCCCCGATCGGGGGAGCAAGATGGAAATAATCATGGCGGTCACAATAAAGAAATAATTATGCTTAATATTAAAACATTCAAACTATTTTGTATTAAAGCGGGAACTCAAAAAGCAAATGAACTGCACGAATATTTCATAAAACTAGAAGAAATATTACATGAAGTTATTCAAGAGGAATCGGACGAATTGAAAAAACAATTAGAACAAAAGGGTAATCAGATTCTAGATATCGAAAATCGCAACAAAGAATCTTATACTAAATTACTTAAAGAGAAGGAACTAGACCGCCAGAAAATCCTACTAGCCGAATATGACAAAGATATATCGATTGTGTATATCGTAAAGGTAAAGACATATGAAAATGGAACGTATGTAATAAAAATCGGAGAAAGCCGTCGCGGAATAACCAATCGGTTTGCAGAGCATAAATCAAAATTTGATGAAGCATTGTTATTAGACTGTTTCGCTGTAAATCGTAGTAAAGATTTCGAAAGTTTCATTCATAATCACGAGAACGTTAAGGCAAATCAAGTAACTAATTTGGAAGGACATGCAAATGAAGTAGAATTGTTTCTAGTTGGAAGGAACTTGACTTATTTAATGTTAACCAATATAATTAAAAATAATGTTAAATATTTCGATGGAAGTAGTATTGAGCAGTTGAGACTCGAAAACGAAAATCTGAAATTGATGACTGAATATAATGGCACATCGACAAATGCATTTTTAACTGAATTAGTCGAGATGAATAAACTACTACTCAACAAGGTAAATGGATTGGAACGAACGATTGCGGAATTGTCGAGTACTATTAACCGAGTTCCAGCAAAAACGGTAACTGGGTTCAATACACCATTAGTTACACTTGGACCAAGACTACAAAAAATCAACCCCGAGACATTCCAGTTGATACATGTATATGAAACTGTATCTGAGTGTATGAATGAGAACAATAAAATCAAACGTCCCAGTCTCAGTAAAGCCATTTCAGAGAACACCGTTTATGAAGGTTTCCGATGGTTACTGGTAGACCGCAACTTGGATGCAACCAAGATTACCACAATCGAACCTACAAAAGCGACGATTGCAAAAAGCCCTGGATATATCGCGAAACTGAACCCAGAAAAAACCGAAATTCTGAATGTGTATTTGGACCGAAAAACTGCATCACTTAACAATGGCTATGAATCGACATCGGCGCTCGACATACCAGTAAAGCAATTCAAGGTGTCCAGGGGGTATTATTATTTGTTATACGACAATTGCGATGATAATCTCAAGAACAATTTCACTAACAAATATGGAGAACCTCTATTATATAAAGATGGCGTCGGACAGTATAACTCAGAGAACCAACTTGTTAACAGTTTCGCTTGTAAATATGATTGTATTCGTATTCTTAAAATTAGCGATAAAACTCTAGCAAAGGCATTGGATAAAGGACAGTTATACGAAGGTCATTATTATAGGCAAATTGGTAGCAAATTGCAAATGCCGTGATTATTAATTTAAAAAATAACACATATAAAAAAACGCGCGTAGTATCAAACAATAATGTCTACCAAGTGTAATACGCAAAACGAGTTATTACTACAGAATCTACTAACATTTTATGAGAACAAGGAGTATCTCAAGCGGACGATTTCGATTATCAACGGCGAATCGAAGATTTCACTCCGTATTGTGGATTGGTTCGTAACAAACTATGCGAAGAAGAACTTCACCGTATACGAACTAAAGGACTCCTATGGAGAACCCAGGCGGTTCAAGGTCTATAATGACTATAAATTGAAGCTGAAGGCATACAGTAAGAAGCGTTTCGACCCCTTTTGCAGATGGGAGCGCATTACTATCCCATACGATAATGATAATTGCATGGAGACGACTATCGGCCAACTGAATTTTTTCAAGTGGACTATCGAGAACAAAATCGTCGAATACATCGAGGAGAATTATGAAGCAATTGAGAGTGACATGAATGCTCGAAATAGCACGTCTCGTCGTAAGTCGGAGAACTCGACAGATGGTAAGACACGCAAGAAGCGCGAGGAGCTGTCCGTTTCCGCATGCAAGTGCATTAAAAAGGAAGTGGTGAAAATCATTGTCAAGTTTAACTAATTTTTATTCTGTCACATTGGCTTTACCGTTACACAATCATGTGTAATTAAGTCGCAAGTCAGTTACACATTTAAAACGACACGAATCATGCCGTTTTAAATGTAAAGTGTCTAATTATTAAGGTTTAAAAAACATGTTTATTTTGAAAAATTGCGTTTTAATTTGATTTTGCGATTTTTGTAAATATTCATCCGCCAATGTCAAACGTTCTTTTAAAGTTCTTGCAACGAAATGTATAATAAAATCACCTGGTTCCCACCTTCCATTGTTTCCAAAATAATCGAGTCCTGTAGGAAATGTAGAACCATATAAATAATAATCATACGAATTAAATTTCTTCTGTGGATATAAAGCTATAATATCGGTGTGTTTCTTGGAACCAAAATACGAATCTATTATAAATGCTTGTTCGTGTTGAAAATTTCCAATACTATCAATCATATCATTTATAAAGCCTTTTCCTTCAGCAGAATTTTTTACAAAAAAACTACCAGCATTTATTCCATTTATATCAGCCGTAATGACAACATGTTTATTCTCACCGTGTATCAAGTCTTCTAATTTAATATCCATATTTGTAATAAATGTATCACATTCTGAAAAAAACACCCATTCACAATCAGGATAATCATTGAATGCCGTCTGTATTAAATATGCCTTTTCAAAACCTATATCTATATTTCGAAAATTATCATCCTTTACTAATAATGGGTATCCATGTTTTATACAATATGGTAATTTATTGAGAGTCAGTGTTTTTTCAGCGAGAGGTTTGTATGTTGAATTGTGTAGTGTTGTGAATATAATCTTCATAATATATAATTAAATAATATAACTTCATATTATTTAACTGTTTATTTATAAATATATAAGGTATCAGACCCCTTCTCTTCGCATTTGTATCCAACTGTTTCGAATATGTGTTTCAAAATCATTCTATTATCACGAGTAACACGGTCAGGCGTATTGTGAACCTCTATAAACCATTTATCGACAAATTCGAATAGTGGCTTTACTGTTTCATATGTCAATGCAATCATCTCACTGCCTTCAATGTCACATTTAATAAAATCAACCTTATCAATATTATATTCCTTAATAAAGCTTAATATACTCCTACCATTAACTTCAATGGATTTACCATAGCGATTTGATATACTATTCATAGTAGTATTTGCATCGGACATATAAAACGTAATTTTATCATCCTTGTCACTAATTGCGACATTTATAGGTTTGATGTTATCAAATTTATTTGTAAATTCGCATAATAGATTATAATGTTGTGGCGTAGGTTCAAATGCGTATATAATACTTCCACTATCTGCGCAATGTAAGCTAAATAATCCTACATTCGCTCCTATATCAAATATCACCTGATTTGGTTTTAGATACGGTTGATATATTTTTTCTGTATTAATCTGATTTATTATAAAATCTGCGTAATTTCTAGGGTCATCGAAGTGAGCTTTCGCTACAAGATTATTACTATTTATATTAACATCATTACCTAAAACAGTTTTTATGGTTCGTTCTAGTAAATATGGCATATATATAGATTTTCAGTATAGATATATTTATCTATATAAACGCATTATACGTTTCTTTTTAAGTTTAAATAACATGGTTCAGAACAATCCATAAAACTTCTAAAGTCGGTTTCTGTAAATGTATCTGGTTTGTATATTTGTATATTATCAAAACATGTTGTTATAATTTTCACATCATCTTCCATCCAATGGGTTATACCATCATGAATATAGTCTTTATCTCGACCGCTACCGACTAATTTAATATTTAAACATTCGTGGTTCACATAATTTCGTATCATTTCGAAAGGTCTATATAACAAAAATGAACTGATAGTATAACATATTGGTATATAACCGTCATAACTTAGTCCAACTGCAATGCCAATCATAAGCATCTCGCTAGAACCAACATTCAAAATTCTATCAGGAAACTCAATACGTAGTTTGTCGAGAATTCCATAACCAATATCAGCTGTAATAAGCATAATTTTGCTATTTGTTTTCATTTCATGAAATAAATAATTTGCAAATTCTTTTCGCATATTATTTATTATTAAGCTTGTCTTCAAACCATTTACATACATATATATTGAATAATTGATGCATTCGGGGTTTATACCCCCCAGATGGTCCTCTTGCTACATGATAGCATCTTACTGGTTTTCCATCTAAAAATAATTTGTCGTTCATAACATATACTTGATTTTCTCTTCCTAAACTTGCACAGTTATAATACTGCTTAAACAAGTTAGAAGTGAATACGAAATCTCCATCCAATATCTTGGTTTTATATTCTCCGTTATGAAATAGTATATTCAACACATCATTTTCTCTAAGAGGTAATTGTTTTGCAAGTTTCTCTGATAAAAGTTCATAGTCATCCCAGAACTTTTTACTGGTGCTCGCAATTAAACCACCTTGTATGTATCTTTCTTCAGATATAGGTTTTATTTGCACACCATTAATAACTTGCTCATCCAACTTGACATTTTGCATGATATTGTAATTAGAACACGCTGCTACTTCAAAATCACCCTTTAAAATTTCATCTAGTCTATCAAATATATAAAAGTCACTGTCGATATTAACAACCATATCATAGTCATCGTATAATAATTTTGCAAAACTTGCCTTACAATTGTCGCTATATAACCAGGGCTTTTCTTTAAAAAGAGCATCTACTTCAGATTGTCCGAACACTTTCAAGTCTATGTCGGGGTGAAATTTCTTGAAACTTTTATAAAAGTTATCAAAATCAACGACAGTATTCAAATAATTTTTTGTTATCCATGTAAAAAACACTATCTTCATTATTATATATAAACGTTAGTGACCTTTATATTTTATTAAAATGAAGATATTAATAACGGGAATCAACGGATTTATAGCCAAAACCCTTGCAAATAGGCTCAAAGGAGAACATACTATTATTGGAACAACCAAAGATGACAGTAATAATATTTCTGATATTTTACATAATATTCAACCAGACTATATATATCATGTAGGAGCTGAAATATATGACAATGATAAAATGTTTGAGAGCAATATTTTACAAACATATAATATACTTGAATACTGTCGAGCAGCTAACAATTTGAAAAAACTTATAATTATCGGGTCATCTTCGGAGTATGGAAAAAAAAATAAGCCTATGTCAGAAAATGATGTATTAGAACCTAGAACTATATACGAAGGCACAAAAGCAGCATGTTCTATGTTAGCTCAGTCATATTCAAATACATATAATATACCAACTATTATAATCCGACCGTTTACTGTTTATGGCATAGGCGAAAAACCAAATAAATTTTTGAACATTTTGTTCCGAAAACTGATAAATGGTGAAAGAACTGTATCAATTTCGTATGGCTTTCATGATTATGTATATATAGATGACTTTATTGATGCTTTATTAATAATTTCTAAAAATAATCGAACGACGTTCGATATTATCAATATTGGAACTGGTATTCAAACTTCTAACCATGATTTAGTAAAATGTTTCGAAACTGTTACAGGTCATATGTTTGATGAATACTTGCACATTGAATCAAAAAAATATGATTCTGATATGTGGGTATGTGATACTACAAAATTGCAGGATTATTATACTATTAAATATTCATTGGAAGATGGAATCAAACAAATGTATAATAAATATAAAGCAGATATACCATAAGGTAATATAATGAATCGTATATTGGAGATATCATACAAACACAATTTATCTCACATTGGTAGTTGTGTAACAATGTATCCTATAATTGATATCATATATAAACAAAAACACGAAAACGACATAGTTGTTCTCTCTGCAGGACACGCGGGATTAGCACAATACGTTGCCATAGAGAAATACTCCGGCGGTAAGATAAATGCAGAAGATTTACTGAATGAAATGGGAATCCATCCTAGTAGAAATATAGATAAGGGTATACATGTATCCGCTGGTTCTCTGGGTTCTGCTATATTGGTTGCTGTTGGGTTAGCTTTGTCAGATAAAACTAGAAATATATATTGCGTGCTTTCTGATGGCGAATGTAATGAAGGGTCAGTATGGGAAGCATTAGGATATTGTAAGAAGATTAATCTAGCAAATTTGAAATTTCACGTAAATATAAATGGGTATTCTGCATACGATGCGGTAGATAGAATTGAATTGGAAGGTAGATTGAAAGCTTTTTGTCCAGAGATAATTATACATCAAACTGAAAATCCAACATGTCTCGGTGGATTGAATGCTCATTATCATGTTATGAAAAATGAAGAAGAAATACAGTCTATATTACATACGCATTCAGAGTCTAATTTGAATTCTTCGATGGCTTAAAACAGTTTGCTATTACTATGATTAATAGTAATAGTAATAATATAAAAAATGAAATAAAAATAAAAATAAAAACAACCACTCAGTTCAAAAATAGAGGGCGATTGATTGAGCTGACCGCAATTGGTTCTGGTAAAATTACATCCGGTTTGTCGATTATAGATAGACTCTTCAGCTTATTCAGCGCCGGTTGAACGACCGGTCGCGAATTCTCTAAATCGCTGGAACCAATGCCAAACAGCTGCGATTCGATGTCGCATGCATTCTGTGAGAGCTCCCATCGCGATGTTTTCGCCGCAAGTAATCCATCACCAGGATGATAGGAAGCCATAGGGCGTCCGTATTCGCTCACACGATAATTGATTCTCGTAAGATTGCCTTGTTTTTCCAACTTATAATTTCCAGGCGCATTTTTATCACGAGTAGAAGCCATTATATAATAGATTACGATATTTTCTTATGCAGTTTCACATAATTCTCATTGTCCGCCGTTATCGTTTCGCCGGCATTGAAGAAATCGACTAAACATAAATGGAACAGCTCGAAATAGTCGTATGAAAACACCACCGCCATTCCAATTTCGAGGTTTTCGGAGAACATACGACTCGCGCCTACCAAATACAGGTCACGAAATGCCTTGATATCTTTGGTTTTTATATACAAGTAGTCGAGACCAGCGCTTACGTTTCTGTCGTCGTATATCATTTCGTCTTTTGTAACATCGTCAATGTCGTCTTGGATTTCGATTCCCGAAATATCCATATTAAATACGCGACGCACACAATCACGATACCCTAGATTGTCGTCATATTTTACGGCGATTGTATGATTATACATGTATTTGTATGAATGTCGACATGTGTTTATATGTTTTATAGTTTATCTATGTTTTCTGGTTGTTTTGGTCTTATTAGGTGTCCGCTTGGTCTTCTTACCTCCAGCTATAGTTGGATTTGCATATTTTCGAAGCAGTTCAAGATATGGTTTAACAACCGCAGCATATATTTGTTTCTTTTGGTTTTCGTCTAAACTGCTTATCTTGGATAATATATTATCCGGTAATTTATCTAAGGGTTCGGACTGGGTAACAATAGCAGGAGCAGAAGCAGGAGCAGAAGTGGAGTCAGTAACAATTGCAGGTTCGGAGTCAACAGCCTTAAAAACTTCACTTACATCTTTATAGTTAAATTTTATTGAACCTGCTGGAACTGTTATGCCAGATTCAGGCTGTCTTTCTTTAAACAGTTCGACCACTAATTTGGCAATAGCGGTTTTGTCATTGAGCTTATCATACCAATTCATTTGACTCATGTTTTCTTTTGTGTATTCCTTTCTATTTATTTCTACTACTTCACTTCTTATAGCATCCATATATTCTATAACTTGTTCTGGCGTATTTGGTATAGCCTTCTCATCGTTATTTTTAGATGTAAATAAAGCATCTAAATCAATTATTGTAACATCAATATTTTTTTTGTCAACTGATACCATAAAATTTAGACTATGCCCATCTGTCAATAAAGACTGGCTTTTTATATATAATTGTATAACTACAAAAAACACTTCTGCTAGTATTTTATTTTTAAGTGTAGGATACTTTAAAAGAGCATTATGCAATGTATCTACATATGCATCGAGAATTTGCCCCGAATGTGGCATAACTAGAATTCCGCCGAACAACGATTTATTTTTACCTAATTGTCCAATTATATAATCTTTAATAATGTTACCATTTGCCTTTAACAATTGATTTATAAACGACTGACTAACTTCATTATTCAAGGAACCAACAAATATAACCGGATTACACAATGGTTTACGATTCGTATAAACAAATGAATTATGCCATATTTCATCTTGACCCACAGCTTCGTCTATTAATGAATCCAAGCTTACAGATTTTTTTGTGTATACATTTTCTTCATCAAATTCTAATTTATCGAGATTGACACGTCTCATTCCAGATGGAGTATTATCAAGCAATACAAATTTAATAATCAATCGAGTAACCTTATATTCTACCCCATCTCCCCCGACTTCCCTAAATGGTGTAATTTCGTCAGGTATTAAAATTTCAAAAACAAATCCATATAGCGATTCATATGATACAATAGTAATTGTTACTTTCGGATTTTTAACTAAAGAGAATATTATTTTAGCCACATCTTTTTCTGGATGGTCTTTGTAAATATAGGTGCCTCCTTTCATATATATAATGTATACACATGAAAATAAAGCGTTTTTCTAAGAAAATCAGTGTCTCGGCACGGAACGACGCCTTTTTGTCTTATTACGCTTTATTGTTGGTTTAAATCCGCCTTCGAAATCTTGTAGCCCATTTAATGCCATTTGAATATAAACTTCCTGTAGTTGTTTGACTTCATCAATAAAATTCTTATATGCTTCCGGATTAGATTGTTCCATTGCCAATATTTTGCTAGTCAATTCGGTTATTTCATATGCATCGTTTTGTTCCGACATTTACTATATAATCACTGAACAAATTAACTCGTTAGTATCACCTAAATAGACATTGCGATTATGCACCTTTATTTCAATGAACTAAACGTCGATGTATATGAATGACTAACCGGTCTTTTGTTGACAGTTCACTCGGCAAATAATATACATCAGTCGTCCTCGATTTTATAACATTCAATAGTTGGTCTTCTAATATACTTTCCCAATTGCAAATTTCATTTCTCTTATTCGGACCCTTTCCAAACATTCTCGCATCATCTATAATAATAATGGCTTCATCTTCATGAAGTAAATTAATACTTGCTAACTCTTCCATTAATGGGCAGTCCTTACTGCCTCTACCCGTATCGCCACCACTCCAATGGCCATCTAGAAAAATTATAGATTTACCAACTACTCTCGTCAATAAAGCATTCAATTCTACGGAACTATCTCCTAAAATGAACTGTATTTTATTACCTTTGTATCTATTTCTAATATTATCGTAATACTCCTTCTTAATTTCAATCGTATATAACTGCTTGAATAGCGGTTCCATGTTTTGTAGCGTTTGTCCCATGAATGTGCCTGTTTCGATAAAATTATCATAATCTGTGTATTTAGATTTCAATTTGTTTAAGACATTTATGTCTAATGATGGCATTATATATAATAGCAATAAGAATATTGTTATTATTATTATACGAAGTTTTACTCAATTTACTTCTTTTTGCTTATCACATCGCCCTCCATTTCCCTAGAAGATTGTCCGCCACGAACCCACCCAGATAGCGCAGCCTCCTCGACAGAGTAAGCGGCGTTGGTAATACGGTCCTTCAAGCTGGACATCATCGGGAAAGCCGCATTATCGATGTAAGGCGCATCCGCAATCGTTGTAACACTCTTCTTTTCATTTATCATCTCGCCTTGCTGTAAGCGCGATTCTAAAATGGGGTCACTGGTGCCTCTTCCTAAATAAGGAACCGTGGCAAATGGGCGCTGGATTAGCTGAAGCTTTTCGAATGCACGCTGTTGCTCCGTTTTAATAACCAAGAGCGAATCGTAATCAACTGCAGACCCCGGAAGTCCGCCGACTGTTCCCCTAAAATTAACTTTGGGTCCGAGTGTGGCAAACTTAACATGGTCATCCGATTTGCTAGCGCCGAATTGATTGTCAAGCATATAATTCGCGTATTTAGTATTTGATTCATTACGGCGAGAAGTGTCAAAGCCCAAACGTTCCATGTTATAAAAACTCATATATTATATTATAGTATTATAATATAATTTTTCTAATAATTCAGATGGCGCGGTAGATTTCTCGCACAAGCGAATAAATTACCCTCTTTACAGGATGTCATCGAACCATAACAGAAGTCAGCAAATCCGGTCTGGTCGTTCATAACAGTGGTGGACGGATTCGACGTAAATTGGCGAAGCGATTGTTCGAAAACGTATTGTTCTCCTAAATCCTTGAACAGTTTATCAGAAATGTCTGGTTGGTCAGGGTTGAGTTCCTTGACCAACGTTTTCGCCTGAGCGAGTATTTTCTCATTGACGTTTTCGTTAAATGCTGGCGGGGCGGGCTTCTTATTCGGATTATATTGATAGTCCGTTACAAGCGTATTACCAAATGGGTTCGATGAATCCGGCGTATCGAACACACTTGCATCTCTCAATATAGACTTGGATTTGAGAACATCATCGGCAGGATTCACGAATTTCTCCTCTACAACCTTTTTCTTCTTGTCGTTCTCCCGTTCCTGGTGCAATTGCAAAAGGTAAATGGAGAGAATAGTCAGTATAGAAACCACAATGATTCTAAAATTGCGTGTCAGCGCGAAACTTACGATAGATATCAGTAGAATCCCGCGCGTGATGGCATTTAATTTTTGTTCGTATGTCATGGATTCCACTGGAAATAATTCGGTTACATAATCAGATTGTAGTATTATGTTTGGATTACTCCCCCAGAAGGGTATTTTTATCTCGTCAGTGTCTGTTGACATTATATATAATTGCGAGTTATTTTATATAATCGAAAAGCGCTAAAATATACATCATACATTTTTCTTGATGCATTTATTGTCTATCTGAAACGTATCGCACTTCTCAGTTTGCGGGACTATTTTCAGAACACACTTTGCTTTCTCGCCCTCGTAAAGTGGTTCTACACAACCCTTCTCTTCAATGGGTTTTACCTCAACGGGTTTCATACACCTTGACCTAAAATGTTCGTATCGTTCTCTCACCATATCATATGTCAGCCCCGAGTCTTTATTTAGCATGGTATTGATTAATTCGTGGAGGTCATACACATACTTCGAAAATGTGAGGCGCGACTCCATATGTTTCATACGCAACGGTAATTTTTGAAAATTAATTTTTAGATTCTTACGACATTTACCACAAGGTAACGTCCAACGCAAGCTCAAAACGAAATCGCGGTAATGATGTTTATCATCGCTACTAGGATTCACTGGATAATTGAAACTCATAGTATGTAAGTAGTGCCACATACTTGGTCCCCAAACACTAGTCAGCATACCATCATTGCTATTGTATTCTGTATCTGAAAATACACGGTTTTTTCGTGTTTTGCCCATTTGTATATAATATACGAATAGTTTAGTTGTATAAAATTTTATATAATACTGTATTATATAAAATGTCGAAGATTGTCGATGCTATCCTAAATTACGTTAGTAGGTATTCATTCATCATTTTAGTGGTTGTTCTTCTTGTATTGTTCTCCGTTGTAGGTTATTACGGCTACAAGAAATATACTACTGATAAGATTGCTGTAACCAAATTCGCCGACGTTGCAAATGCAGACCGTAGTAATAAGAACGCAACAATAATGATGTTCTTCGTCGACTGGTGCCCGCATTGCAAGACTGCTAAACCCGAATGGGATAAATTCAAAACTGCATATGATGGTAAACCTATTAATGGCTATACATTGAAATGTGTCGAGGTGAATTGCACGGATGATAGCCCAGCAAATTACAAGGGCGAAAGTAGCCCGTCCGCCGATAGGATTGCCGCACTAATCAAACAATACAATATTGAGTCGTATCCCACCATTAAGCTAGTGATTGACGGTGGCGAAACGGTTGAATTTGATTCCAAAATAACGAAGGACTCTTTAGCTACCTTCGTGAACACGGTTCTAACGGATGCATAATTATAATATTCGTATTAATATATAGATTAATATGACTGTTCTCGGAGAAGGCGCATATGGTTGCGTTCATAAACCCAGTCTGAAATGTAAAGACCGACCAGATATGTCGTATGAAGGTAAATTGTCAAAAATAATGACAAAGCAGCACGCCGTTTCGGAAATGAAAGAATATGATACAATTGATAGCGTAGATACAAGCAAGGAGTTTTATCTCGGTAAACCAGACGAATGCGACCCTGTAATTGACACCGATACTATCAAAGAAGTCGACAAATGCAAGTGGATAAAAAGCAAAGACCTCAATAAAATGAAATTATTAATTATGCAAGATGGTGGACTAGATTTGTCTGGGTATGTAGATACGGTGAATACTAAAACCAAAGAAGATGTCGAGCGTTTTTTAATAGAAGCACATCGTCTTGTATTAGGTATAAATGTTCTCGGAGAAAACGGTGTAATCCATCACGATTTGAAGCCACAGAATATCGTATATAATGAGATGGAACTCAGGATTAATTTCATAGATTTCGGTCATATGACCAGATACGAGACTCTGAAAAATAGGAGTATTCAATCTAGAAATAGTCATGCTGTTGAACATTGGTCATTTCCTCTAGAGATGATGTTTTTGAATAAAAAGAACTATACAGAATACGCAAACCGGACTATAGAGGAGAGACGTGTGCTGTTTCCAAGGGTATGGGCGCATATTAAAGAACATGTAGAAGTGTTAATGTCTTATATTAATTTTAAGACGAATGAGAAAACGGCACTAGCGACATATGCTTATATTAAGCGCAATTATTATGATATGTTCATCAACGATTTTACGCCGGGATATTACAACGAGTTTTTGGAAAAATCCCTGAAAACCATCGACGTATACGGATTAGGCATGTCATTCATGCATATTCTTGGCTCATTCAAACCACTTATTGGAAATGATATGTTCTCAAAATTTTATGGATTGGCGATGATGGCGGTGTCATCTCGTGTGAGTGCTCGTTGCACTGCCGAATTCTTCCTACAGACATATGAGTCAATTCTCGATGAAACTGGGCTATTGGCGAAATATGGATTACGCATACATGAACATACTATATTAACCGCGATTGCTCCCCCAGCTGATGCTATGGTACAATCAATTAATACAAATAAGGTTCTCACACCGTGTAGTCAATCGGGTAAAGAGCGAAATCCTATGACTGGTCGTTGCGTAGAACCATGCAAACCAGGAACCATACGGAATGCAAAATTCCGATGCACACGCAAGTCAGTGGCATGTCCAGAGAACAAAGAACTAAATCCAAATACAAGGCGATGTGTTGCGAATTGCAAAGCTGGTTACATAAGGAATGTAAAATTCCGATGCACACGGAAAACTGCTACTGTCGCTGTATGAAATCATTAAATATGGTTATGCCTCGCGCTATATTCGCCTCTCGTTCTTCTTTCGATGATGCAAGTGATAATAGATTGTCTATTGTGGTATGGTCTCCATCCAGTAATATTTCGTGTTTGATTAGATTCGTTTCATTACCATTCAATACAGAAATGGTATTTTTAAGAACAACCATTAGATAATCAAATAGTGATGATTTTTCATTTACCAAACTACTAGTCGCATATAATTTTTTTATACCTAGAATCGTGTTGGGGTCATTACCATCATCCAAACACGATTTCATCGGATAGCTACATAGAGCGCCACCATCGATGAAACATTCCGTATCTTTGATTAATGGTGCAAATATAATGGGTAGTGTGCAGGATGCATAAACGGCATCAATTACTCGCCAATCTGGGTGTGTTTTATGTGACATTTTTACTTGTTTGAATTGATTCAGTTCAGTGGTATAAAAATATATGTCGATTCCATTTAACTCGTAAAATTCTTTCAGTGTAATAGATATGGATATATCCACGCCGGCAAAGAGTGGCCCCAACATTTTCTCCATAGCATCAATCCCAAAAATACCCCTCTGGTCAAATGCTTGTAGAATTGTGTATATATCAACCTTGAATACATTCTGCCAAGGTCGATTGATTAAATATGTGTCGATTGTATCCCAGTCATATTTCAAACATAAAATCACTGCAATGAATGTGCCAATCGATACACCATAGATGGACTTTATGTTATTTATGTTCCATAACCCCTGCTTGGCAGCTTCCTTCAGAATCCCATAAAATGTAAATCCTGTCTGCCCGCCACCGGATATGACAAGATGCTCGATTATGTTTTTGTTCTCATTCTTGTTCTTGTTCTCTTCCTCCATTTATGTTGTATATCCATTAATTTTTATGTATTTTATTATATAAAACCTATATAGTAAAATGTCATCCATATTTTTATTTGACCATGATGAAGCCACAAACAACAAGTTGAACATCGATGAATTATACGAACGCCGTCAGAAGAGAGATTTGAAACAATTGTCTATATTCAATAAAATATTGAATCGAATCCATAAGCGAATTCAGCACACTGCAAAGAATAAAAATTGCAATGATAATTTCATATGGTTCAATGTTCCTGAATATTTAGTAGGAGAACCCATCTACGACAAGGGTGAATGTCTGGGATATTTGGTCTCTCAATTAGAGAACAATGGATTCCACGTAAAATATATGCATCCGAATACGTTATTCATATCTTGGCATAATTGGGTTCCATCGTATGTTCGTAGTGAGATTAAGAAGAAGATGGGTGTCGTAGTCGACGAAAAGGGTAATGTTATAGAAAAACCGGAACCAGAGCAACAGATGAACCAGACAACGCAACAAAAGGACCAGAAATATACACCTATCAAGAACTACAAGCCGTCGGTGTATGGACAGGACCTTTTAGAGAAAGTTGAGAAGAAGATTACCTTCGACGTTTAATTGTGGTTTTGCGCGATTTACGGTTGGATTTAGTTCTCCTCCTCCTAGCTGCGATAGGTTTTCCTCCTTCTTTTTCTTCTGCTCCTTCTTTTAATTTTACTGTTTTTTCATCTTCGTCTACTTTTTTTGTAGCTTTACCCTTTATTATGGACTGACATACACCCGTGTATAGTTCTTTATCTTCGAGAGCTTCCTCAATTGGCTTGCGTAATATTTCTCTAAGCACTGTTTTTACTTCCTCTTGAGACACTTTCATAAAACTCTGGCTTTTCAAGTACTCTAATATTGCTTTGGAAAATGTGTCATTCAACGTTTTCAACATTTCATCGTTTCCAAAGTATTTAGTTACAGCTATTTGTATCTGGTTCGCATAAAGTTCTTCATTTTCCTTGAACAATGATTTAAATTGGTCACATATCTCTCTCGTTTGACCAGGGTCTATTTTTGCTGCTGGAGGTGGAGGTGTTGCCGATGCTGCTCCTGTTGCCGCCGACATAAGACTTGCAACATTCATAGTTATCTATACAATAACCACAGATAAAATTGATTGCGTTTGACATATTTTATTTTATTTGTTTATTAGTATAATGGACACATCAAATATAGTTATCAAGAAGCCAAAGAGCGATGTCTCGAAAACACAGAAGAAAAAGACTACGTTATCCCTAGCCGAAAAAGAGAAGCTATGGTCCGTATTCGACGTAGACCAAAAAGACGCCGAAGTTGTATATGAAATGAAGGAAGCCGGAGTATGTGGTATGTGCAACACGGGTAATCTGGTTATCACGGAGGAGGGATTCCCGACATGTTCGAATTCGGCTTGTGGTATTATAAACACTAAAACCCTGGACTACTCACCCGAATGGCGGTTTTATGGTTCCGACGACAGAAACAACGCGAAAGACACTACCCGTTGTGGTAATCCTATAAACCCCTTGTTGGTGGAATCATCCTATGGTTGCAAGGTAATTTGTTCAAGCAATTCGTCATACGAGATGCGAAAAATCCGTAAGTGGACGGAGTGGCAATCGATGCCTCACAAGGAGAAATCACTATACGACGAGTTTCAGTTCATCACGGTTATGGCACAAAACGCTGGTATTCCTAAAATATTCATCGACGACGCAATGGCCATACATAAGGACATTTCCGAGCAACAGATGTTCCGAGGAATGAATCGCGACGGAATCAAGTCCGCATCAATCTATATCAGCTGTCGTCTCAATGGATGCCCAAGGACCGCACACGAAATCGCTGAAGTATTCCATTTAGACAAAACGAGCGCAACTAACGGTTGTTCAATGGCAGTCAACATTTTGCACAACATAGAGCGAAATGTTGACCCGTCGATGCAGACGAATCTGGCAACGACGAAACCCGCCGCGTTCATCGACAGGTATTGTAGTCGTCTCAACATGAATCCTGAGCTGACGACGTTGTCCAAGTTTATCGCGAAGAAAGTGGATGACCAGAGCATCATCAACGATAATACGCCCCACTCGATTGCCGCGGGTATTGTCTACTTGATAGCACAAACCTGTAATCTAAACATAAGTAAAACGGACATCAAGACAATATGTGGCGTTAGTGAGGTAACCATCAACAAATGTTATAAGAAACTCGATGCTATAAAAGACAAATTAATTCCTACTTGTATTTTAGATAAATATACGTAAATGTATAGCATATTGCTCTACACAAATTTACTGTTGGTAATTTCACTTATATATTTTTATTTGTATTCGAATAAAAATTGGATAGAAACAGCACTCGCGGCACTGTTGGTTGCAACTATAATAACTTCGCAGTATTTCTGGAGAAATCCACTGCGCGGAACAAGTCTGCATAAAATAGATGCAACTATTGCGAAACTTTGTATTTTTTTCCTTTATAATTTACACACTTTTCATAAAAAATGGGACAAATTACACATTGCTAATTTATTCGATATTGTTAGTTTATATTGGTCTAGCAGCTTGGTTTAGCAATCACTATTCCAAAATACATTGGTGCAGTCCAGAACATATAAAATCCCACGCATTTCTACATTATTTCTGTTTTATTGCAACATTTTTTGCATTTATTGATTAATTTTTTTATGTTCATACTATATTAATGGATTTAACAGTGGAAGAGACAGATACGGAGACACCGAAAACAGTATTCATTGTGCCTTATAGAGACCGTAAACAACAATATGAGTTTTTTGCTCGTCAGATGGCACATGTTCTTGAAGGAACTTCCTATCGTATACTGTATATACATCAAAAGGATAATCGGTCATTCAATCGCGGCGCTTTAAAGAACATAGGGTTTATTGTTGTGAAAAATCTATACCCTAACACATATAGGAATATTACCCTTGTATTTAACGACATTGATACTATGCCGTATACCAAGGGATTTTTTAACTACGAAACCGTTCCTGGAGTAGTTAAGCATTTCTATGGATTCACATTTGCTCTTGGTGGGATAGCGTCAATGACTGCTGGAGATTTCGAACGCGTGAATGGATTTCCGAATTTATGGGCTTGGGGATATGAAGATAATATGTTGAATCAACGCGTTATAAAAAGCAGTATTCGTATAGACCGCACACAGTTTTATCCGATACTTGATAAAAATATATTACATTTACAAGACGGCGTTGTGCGAGAGGTAAACCGAAGCGAGTATGATACATATAAATTTCTAACGCCGGAGGGTGTAAATTCCATAACCAATTTACAATATACTATAAATGACGATACTGGTTTCGTTGATGTCACTGGATTCAGCACTGGTAGAGAAGAAGATTTGTCTAAAAGAACTCAGTATGATATGACGAAGGGGAACATTCCATTTACGAATATTGGTCGCGGAAAAGCGAGAATGCCAATGATTATGTAATCATAATCGACTCCATGAATTTATAGGTCAATCCGATACGAGTTTGGTCTTCCCAAATACCTGATATTTTCAAGACATACTTGGGGTTGCTTGGTATGCTCGTAATATCCCTATATACTTTTACGTTACCACTACGGATATGGTCAGTCAAAGTAGTAGTAGGTGCTTTTGTATTATGTGTGGTGTGTTTGTAATAATCCAGAATGAACTTTTCGAGGCGTGTTAGTTCATTTATGATTCGAATGTTTGTGCTGTCTGCGGTGTTAAATTTAAGTATAGATTTATTGTATGTTTTGTCAAGCGATGTTGATGCAAATGGTATCAATAACGCAATACCATTTGTAGTTAAGAACGCATCCGAATATGTGATTTTAGTAAATTGTCCATCCATTATTATATTCTTCTTGCTATCTAAAAAATATATATTATGTAATTCGATTTGGTCTAATTTATATGCAATATTCATTAAATATAATAATTGATACCGTTTATATCAATTATTAAACAATCATTTCGACCTAGTGGTTGCTCGCACAGATGTATTTTGAACACTACCATCCGAGTATGTAGCCTTAACATTAAACGCATATTGCGTATTTGGCTTCAAGCCATTTATGTCATTCGATTTACTCCTCGATGTTTTTGTAATGTCGTCTGGAGATGTTGTTATTGTATATAACACTTCAGGGTGATTATCACCGGCATTATTATTAGTAATAGAAACCGTCACCTTATTCTTTTGTATTCCCGAAATAGAAGCACTTATTGGCGATAGTGGTGTAACCGACTGAGATGTAATTATCTTTGATTTTTTCCCGTCTCTATAAGTAGCTACAAGTGCAAATTTATAACTGATTCTGTTTTTTAGTTTAGTAAATACGATTGGCGAATTCACATTAGTAGTGAGCACTGTAGTAGTGCTTGGAATCGAAACCACAGTATATGAAAAAGGAACGACATTGTCATTATATTTTATTTCTATTGTAGCTTGTCCATTTCCTGGCGTAACCTTAGCTATCTCTATTGTAGACTTTGGCTCAATCCGACCAGATTGTGCTTCAGTAGAAGTTGATGAACCATAATCCGAAGCTACATAGAATGTATATGATTTTCCATTTGTCAATCCATCAAACACATATGGTTTATTTACATCTTTTACAAAATTTTCTGCGTCTCCCGAATTTATTATATAACCAGTTGGGTTTGTTCCAGCTACTGGAGAAATAGATAGAGTTACCTTTCCATCACCAGGAGTAATCGAATTAATGATTGGTGGTAAAAGTTTGTTATAAGCTTTTTGTGTATTTCTAACAACCCTTGTTTGTTCCGTAATTTGTTTATTTTTCGAATTTTTGACACGCTTATATGCTCTGATGGCTTTTGCATGCGCCTTTTTAATATTTTCTCGATTTGTCTTATATGTTTCTAATAGAGTTTTCGAAGATTGTAATGTTATATTCATATCATATAAATTTGGTGAAATGCCTACCATATTAACAATACGCGCTTGAGCATTGAACTTAGGTTGCAATGAATCTACAATACGTGCTTGAGAAGTTACTTTGTTTATAGCATTTGCTATGTCAGTTGTATACTTATTGATTGCCATTGAATGTGCTGATTCTATACTAGCCAATTCCGTGTTAAGTCTGCTTAACTTAGAATTTTCAGAATCAAATACACTTTTTGCCTTAGACAACTCCTGGGTTGTTGCGCCTTCGATAACACGATATAACTTGAAAACTAACCAAAAAACTAAGACAACAACACTAAATACAATTGCTAACAATATACTATTTAGGTTTAATCCAAAATTTAATTTCAT